TACTTGAGGATAATTAATAGCATCGATAATTCTATTTCTGTCACCAATGACAGGACTTAGTTCATAAGGGGAGCGGATACGCCTAGAATATACTGGTAAAAGAGATTCATCTCCACGATTATTTGTAAGATAAATATGTTCATAACGAGATGGAGGTGAAGTATTTACTATAGTATTAGCCATCGTTATATTAACACGTATATATAATATTATTATACAAAAATTATACAAAAATTAATATTATTGTAAAAATAATAAAGGTAAATATTTATAATAATATACAATTATCTATGCAGTATATGAAACTAACGAAAGACGCATCAAATCCAATAAAAGCCATTGCTGTATTTAACAGTAAGAAAGTAAAAGGCACGGTACGATTCACGGAGGAGCCATCAAAATCGCGCGTCCGCGTCGACGTTGATATAACAGGTCTAAAAACATCAGGTCTTCACGGGTTTCACGTGCATGAGTATGGAGATATGAGCGATTCGTGTGATAGTATGTGTGCCCATTTTAATCCATATAATAAAACGCACGGATGTCCTGGTATGAAGGAGCGACACGTAGGTGATTTGGGGAATTTAAATTCGAATGCTAAAGGCGAGGCGAGATATACTTTTTATGACGACGCGATAAGCTTGCATGGTACGAGAACAAATATTATAGGCCGTGGTCTAATTATTCACGCTGATGAGGATGATTGTGGGCAAGGCGGACAACCCGATAGTTTGACGACAGGTCACGCGGGAAAGAGAATAGCGTGCGCCGTGATAGGGTACGCATCGCCACCTAAGAAATAAAAAATATAAAAATAAAAATATAAAAATATAAAAATATAAATATAAAAAGTAATATTAGACTACTAGCATTGAACCATAATATTCATCGAATATAAAATGTCGGTTCTATCACTCGTTTCCCACCATATGTAATCTTGTTACTATTGTACTCATTCATCCGGCGCTTTTCAAGTTCACCATCGCTATTGCTGAAAACGATTGCTTTTATATTTAGTTTTTTCATTCGCATAGTACAGTGAAGACAAGGTGCTGATTCTGCCATATCACCGCTCCTGGAACGCCGAACAATATAGAGCACCAATTTTTGAACTATTTTTTTCGGTAAGTCGTTGATACATATTTTGTGAAGAACGCAAATCTCGGCGTGGGCGCTACAGCATTTGCGAAAATTGAGCAGACCATCCTTTGAATGACAGCGTATATTATTATATCCTTTCGCTATAATTTTCCCATTTAAAACAGCGATACATCCGTGCTGCATAAGTAGAGTTGATTTGGACGCTTCATCGAGGGCGATACTCGCGAAACGTTGATCGCGCATACCTATGTGTCGTTGTCGATACACTTCCTGGGAGGAGTCGGAATCGGAACCTGTACCTGTACCTGTACCTGTACAATCGTCATAGTTTTCAAATTTTTCGTGAACAGGAGTAGCATTATTATTGCGCGGCTTTGTATGAATAGGACTCGCAGAAATAATAGTCATAATAATATTATTAACTTTTTGTTATATTGAATTATATAACAAAAAACGGTTCAATTTCTTTTTCAGTTTAAATATATATTTGTATGCGCAAAATATAATAATAATAGAATAATTCAAAACTTAAATACTTCAACTAATCTTCTTAGAAGGAGTTTCGTTGGAAATAAGATAGATAGAGTTTTCAGTCACAATAATATACTCAGTCTCAACCTTGTAAATGTTTGCAATAGGGCTAGTATACTCATCCTCACTCTTTACAAGAAGTTTTTCGCCGGTCTCTTTGACGCCAATAATAATAGACTTATCAAGGGAAGGGGTCCAGTAATCCATCATAATAGGTTTATCTTGAACAATTGCAAGTTTTGTACAATGTTGTAAGCATACATTGGATGGAAGACGGTAAGCAGATTCGCTAGCTTTTGCACCTCCGGAAGAGGCAGAAGCAGGATTGGCGGAGGAGGAGGAGGAGGAGGAGGAGGCAGAAGATGCTTGTTGATTATTTGAACTCATATTATATAATTAACAAATTTAATAATCTTTAAATACTTATTAATAAAAAAACATATAATATATATTATATTACAAAACCTATATTATATGTTATATGTTATATGTTATATGTTTTGAAAATCTATAAAGGTATATTCTTGAATCATACTTTTGTCTTAAATATCTTCAACAACATTAATGATTTTGCGCCGAAGTTTGACATTATTTTTTTTAGGTTCAATAATGTTAAGTTTATTCCCGATTTCGGGGTACTCGGCTTCGAGTAATTTTTTAAGGAAATTATAAATAGAATGTAATACGTACTCGTCACATCGCCCCACGATAAGGACACTTCCTGTTCTAAATATCATAAACGAGATTTCTATTGCATCGCTTGCGTCGGCAGGGGCAGGCTGTTGTCCCGTTTGACTGTCGGGGTCTGATTTGGTGATGTAGTAGAATTTGCTTTGAATCCCTGGATAAGAACAGGCGTCATAGTTGCTATTAATGCGATACTTATATTTCAATATATTATATAGCTTATCGCGATTAATAAAGTATCCGCAATTAAAATTGGAATTTATAAGAACCGTTTCGCATTTGTTAGGAATGTATCCTACACTTTCGCCGACAATGGGTTTAAGTATAGATATAAGTAAGTCCAATACTTGTGTAAGAGACTCATCGGTCTGAATTCCTGGAATTTCTAACTTGCCAGTATTAAATACTTTCAAGTGCATTTCTTTGAAAGAGTCGGTGGCACGGTCTTTGATTCTCATAATAAGCACAAAGCAATTAAAGAATGCGCGCTTGAGTTTACAACGATAATTTAAAATGTCTTTTTTACATAGACCGATATTTATTTTAAGCTGGACTTTAAATTTGATGCGACCCTCTGGGTTGTCAATGTGTTCAATTTCTTGTTCTTGGTAGTATTTTTCCTTCGTGAGAAGTTCTTTAATTTCTTTCAGTTCGGCGGGGTCGGTTGTTGAAACCTTTATTTGTTTCTTAATAATACACTCAATTGGCGTCGAATAAGGCGAAATGGGTATATTCCAAAATACGCGTTTAATATCGATTGGCATATTCAAATATGATATTTTGGTTTTCGTGGATATATATATATTACTACATATCGGTTTTCTATTATCAATATTTTCGTCGCATTCGCCTTCACCGCCCTCGCATTGTACTTCGACTTCGCCGTCGTGATTTAAACCCACAGAATCCAGAATATTTTCATTTTCAGTGTCGAAAATAGTGGCAGGGTCGATATCATCATCAATGTCATCCCCGCTGTCATCCCCGCTATCGTCCCCACCGTCATCCACAATATCGCGGATATTCGCATTGCGGACGCTACCTTTTTTTCTTTGCGACTTATGTACCATCGCTGGCGCTGGTGCAGTTGCAGTGGCGGTCGCAGTCGCAGCTATCAACGAAGGTGTCAACGACGTTAGTTTTTTATTTATACTATTCATACTATTCATACTTTGCGATATTTTATCATTTTCGGAATATACTTTATTTATATCTTTTTTCGCTGTCTGTTTTTCATTTGATAGAATAATAGTTCCTTGAGTTAAGAAATTCTCCCAGTCATCATCGATACAAGCCATTTTCAAGTTACGTTTCGATGATATGATATAGAGTACGGTCTTGTTTAATTTTGCGGAGAGTTCTATATTTCTTGCGGTTAATTTCTTTAAGTTAGTTTGTTTCAATTATCTATTTGTGTAAAATCAATATAAATATTAATAAATAATATAATATTTATATAACAATTCAATAAATAATTATAAAAATGTTACTATATTGCATCATTTCTATATAAAATATACACTATACACTATACGTTATAAACTATGTCCAAAAAATAGTATTAATTTATGTACAATATAATTTAATATATGTTGCGTTTTACAATCATTTATATGCATTACATTCTCTATATTGTTCAATAGCTCGCTTGTAACCTTGTAATTTCTTATAATGTAATTCAAATAATTTTTTATAATATTCTTATGCTCCATATTATAATCGCGACTAATCTTGTTTATCTTCTTCACAATATCGGCGTGCTTTTTATTCTTCTTAAAATCCTCTGTCAATTTTATCCAGAGTTCATTTTTTACTATTTTACATTCTTGAATTATATCGTGGTTCGACTGCATATAATTAATCATACTTCTGATATCCGAGACAAAATGCTTCTGTATTGAAATCAATATTTCGTCATTGATTTTGAGATTCTCGTTTATATTTATTTTTTGTAGGAATTTGAGTATATCGGTTTCGGGCAATTGGTTGAATCGCATACGAACAAATTCGGTTTGCAATGACTCATCTATCCTACTAATATAATTACAAATGAGACAAAATCGCACATTAAAATTATTATTGTAATTATTCAATAAATATCGAAGAGCTATTTGCGCCGTTTTTGTCATATAATCTACCTCGTCCAAAATCACGAACTTCATTCCGTCCCCAAATAAAGATTTCGAATTTACAAAACTATTGATTTGATTTCTTATAATATCTATCCCACGCTCATCCGATGCATTTAAATGGATCATAAGACCTTTATTTTTAAGATTCATATTTTCCTGATACGCATTTACTAAATTAATAATCGTCGTCGTTTTGCCTGTACCTGGCGGTCCATAAAACAGTAAGTTCGGAAAGTAATTGTTGTCGATTACATTTTTCAACAGCATTTTATTTAATGGGTCTAATACAATTTCATCGAAACTAGATGGTCTGTATTTCTCCACCCAAGGTGTTGACTTTTTCATATATTCATTTGATATGTCGCGAATATCACTAATAAGTGTACTGCATTTGTATCCATATGAATCCTGTTTATTGACATCGGCCTCCGCGTCATCATCTCCAACATCTCCAACATCTCCAACATTCCTATCGAAAATATTATCCTCATCATCGCTCTCGTTTTTATACATAATCGGTGTTACAACTATATTAGACTTTATAATTACGTTATCAGGGATAGAGATATTCACATTGGGAGGGCTGGAACATTTTAAACTATTACGCACTTCTGTATTCGTCTTTTTATAAAAATTATTTATTAACTTATTTTGGGTGTTTAGTTTATTTGTCACAGAACTAGAACTAGAACCAGAACCGGAACTCGTTGTTTTCGATATAGTCATAATGTTATTTTAGAATATTGTATACGGTTATAATTATTCTATTTTTTATTTTTAATAAGTTTTTTCCGATAAATATAATTGAAACGATATATTATATATTATTAATGAACAGTATTAAAAGTATCAACACAACAACCGTAGTACCATCTGCAATGGCATCTGCTTCAAGCAATAGCGCAATGAGCGTATCAGTATCTGGTAGTGGTGAAGGATATCTAGAATTAATTCTTGGACCAATGTTTTCTGGAAAAACGTCGACACTCAAAAAGATTTATGATCAATGTATGTATTGCAATATACCAGTGACTGTAATCAACTACTCTGGTGATACTAGATACTCTGCAGATGCGGTTATGTCCACTCACGACAAGATAATGATTCCCTGTATTATGGGTTCAAGTATTATCGAAACGATTAAAAACAATGCGGATAAAGTTAAACAGTCGGAAGTTATTCTTATTAATGAGGGTCAATTCTTCGCCGATATTAAATGTGTTGTCGACCTTGTAGAGAAAGAACACAAGCGTGTTTATATATGTGGTCTTGATGGCGATTTCCAGAAAAACAAAATCGGTTCATTGTTGGATTTGATTCCTCATTGTGATAATGTTTGCAAGCTTAAATCTCTTTGTAGCTCGTGTAGAAACGGGAAAGCCGGTTTATTCAGCTATAGAATTACAAATGAGACTGATCAGGTTGTTATTGGGGTTGAGAATTATAAACCCCTTTGTCGGTCTTGTTATGAAAATATGTCTTCTTCAAAACAAAAAAGTGTCGACGTTTGATGTTTGATGTTTGATTCAAATCATTTTGACATATTATAATATATCCTAAAAAATATATGAAAAGGATTTAAATTCGTCTTTTTAATTATAGTATATAACATCCATAAATATGGAAGATACGCAAAACAAGAGTAAGGCTATGCCTACAGCGACAGCGATAGCGACCACAACCATCGCACCCACCAACGGAGGCGAAATATCTCCGAATATTGTTATCGAAAAGAAAAAAAGAGGACGTAAGAAGAATCCGGTGATATTGGTGGCGCCGGTACCTGCAAATACACTACCCCTGAATGATTCATCATCTAACTCTGAAAATACAATTGTCCCTGAAAAGAAACCTCGAAAGAAACGAACAGTTAAGCCTAAAGTAGTCGCAGGAGAAGTCGCAGGTGTGGGTGCGGGTGCGGGTGTTGATGCGAGTACAGGAGAGGGAGATGAATCAGCTATAGCACCTATAAAAAAACGTAAACGCAGAGTGTGTAAAAACCAAGACTCTAAATTAAATACAGTGTCCGTTAATAATACAGACCCAAATGCGACGGGCGATAATAACACAAATGACAATAACGAAGACTCTATTAACGCTTCGACTAATGCAAACCCACCAGAAGAAAAGGTGGCAAAAAAAAGAGGAAGAAAACCTAAAGGGGGAAAGATTATAACACATCTTGTTGATGATAATAATAATACAAATGATATGCCGAATATTATTTTACATCTTAAGTGCTCTCTTTCTAGTATAAAAAATAATGATTCTAATTCACTCGATGACTCAGCTAACAATAATTCCAATATTGAAAGTTATAACTCTTCGAAATTAACTGGTAGTGAAATAAATACAGGGATGAGGAATAATATAGAACCTTGTAGAAAGTCATTGCATAATGTTGAAGAATCAATCAATAACAATAACAATAAAAATAACAATAACAATAACAATAATCCTAATGTTGTAGTTACTGCTACCGCGATTCCCAATAATAGTATACTATCAAACTATACAAATTCATCTATGTTCAAAGTGTATGACCCAAATATTTCTTTGCAGGATGGTAACAGTAACAGTAACAACGGTAGTAATTCAACAGGTGACTTTTCATTATCTGAAAAATGTATGCGTCGTCCTGAAGATAGCCGGTTTAGCGCAAATGCGTGTAACTTGACTAACTCGAGTAACTCAATTAATTCGAATATGTTTAATATAACATATTCTCCTAACATTAATGCATATAACAACAATAATGGTAGCAATGATTGTATAATGACTTGTGGAAACAATATTAACGATATTTATAGTGGAAAAGATAGAGACAGAGACAGAGACAACGAAGATGATACAGACACTGCAAACATAAATGAACGTGAAATATGGCGAAAGATTAATCAACTTAAACTGAGTTTCCATAAAAGTGATATATGCCAGAATATCGGCGGAACACAGCGTTCAGCCTGTTTTTGGTGTACGTGCGAGTTCGACTCCCCGGCGATTTATATACCGAAATCCTGTTCTAAAGAGGGATATCAAGTATATGGTTGTTTTTGTTCACCTGAATGCGCGGCGGCATTTCTTATGAATGAGAATATCGACACATCTACGCGTTTCGAAAGATATCATTTATTGAATTCGGTTTATGGGAAGATATACAAATACGAGAAGAGTATTAAAATCGCGCCCAATCCGTACTATTTACTGAATAAATATTATGGAAATCTTACAATTCAAGAATATAGGAAATTATTTCATAGTGACCAAATGATTTATGTCGTAAATAAGCCACTTACACATATTCTACCGGAACTTTATGAAGATAATAATGATTTTCTTCTGAATACGAAAATTATACCCACTCATTCTGTGAATATTAAAAAAAATAAACCACTTAAGAGTAATATTTTAAACAATGCTTTTGGTATTAATTGAGGAATAAAGTTATATAAATCATACAAATCATACAAATATTATATAAAATATTTATATAATATTTATATAAAATATTTATATAATATATAAAAATATGTCAAGAACACGTAAACATAAATATAAACGCAAAATATGTAACAGTCGGCGTTCTATATATGTGAATAAAAAGAAAATGAAAATAAAAACGAAATCTAAACCAAGGTCGCGAAGAGGAGGAGGAACACGAAAAATATTTAAAAAGTCACATAAGCGTTATGTGATGAAAGGTATGAAGCGTCGTATACAGAGAGGGGGTACTTTTATAGATGGTGGTCCTCTAACTATTTATCACGATATGTATCGTGATTTGGGGGAATTGTGCAGGGAGTATTATATTGCTCGAGAAGCCGAAAGTTTAGAATTACCTAATTTCAAAAATAAATTCAAACGTTTGAATATAACTGCAGAAAATATTGATGGATTTGTGAAAATGTTTACAGCTAGACAAGCGCTAAACGATGCAGGAGATACACTTTTACCCCACGTACTGGTTGACCCTCTTATTGAAGATAAGAACAAACCATACGATAACAAACCATTTGACCCTTTATTTTTATCTGACACAAGTGATGGTAGTATATTTGCAAACCTCAGTCAAGGTGCTTTATTTGATAGTTTGAATCAATCAAATCAGAAAAAACAATTATTTGTTCTGGCAAATGGTGAAAGAAGTAAGGGATGGAAAATTAGAGATATAATGGCGGAAGTAACCGGGATTGATGAGACAAGTTTTGCGTATGCTCATTCAAGCAAGCAGTGGATAGATTTTATTAAAATGTTTAGAGCATATGTAAAAGGTTTAATGAATAAAAATGCAGAAGAGCGTGATGAATGGATAAATGCAAGAATAAGGGCAGTTCAAATAAACAGAGAATCTGAAGTTTTACCAATGGAACAACGAATTCGCCGAATAGAATCCGAATTAAATACTGAAACTACGTTACAACTATTACCGCCAATACCGTCAAGATCAGAACCCCAGCGGGGTTTGGTTAATCCAGATTATAGTCCTCTTGCGTCTTCTATTCAAACTGACAATGTTCCATTTAAATCAGACGGAATAATATTGTTCCAACAATGTTTACAAACGTATTTACAATACCGATTAAGTGACGGAAGAACAGGAGTAGGTATAAACGCCGAACAACAAGATATCATACCGTTTAAACAAAAAATTATAAAAATAAATCGTATATTAAGAGGTGCATACGTTGCTAGACCTGGAGTACCTGGTTATGATTATAAAAACCCTGACCAAGGTAACAATTTATACATATTATTGTCACAATCAGGATTAATCCCTGTTGATGTAGACTATGTCGTATGTGACGATACATCGATGTTACATTGTAAAACGTGTGGTAGATGTATGAATACTGCTAATAAAAAAGAATATATGGATATGGTAGTATGTATTCAATGTGAAGAACTATTTTCAGATAAACATTCATTTAGTCCCGGAGGCGCTGCCGCTTCATTATCATCCACATCATTAGCATCAGCTGCATCAGACTTATAATCATACCACCGGTATATTATTTAATCATTTATTCCCACCGGTATTCCCCTCATTTAATTTCTGTTGTCGTCGTTCCATCATTTCATTATATTTTTTCGCCTGTTCTTGTTTGATAGCAAATTTTTTCGCCGCGGTATCCATACATTCACGAATAATGCCATATCGTTTTTGATTTAATGATTTCGAATTTTGCTCTTTCTCCCGTTCTTCCCGTTTATCGGGTACTCCAAGGAACTCTTTTATGACCAGCGTGATATCGCCCTTATGTTTCTCAAGGCTCGCAATCGCCTCTTCACGTGTATATGTAGTTTGATTCATAGTAATCTCGATAAATCTTTCATACTTATGTTTTTGTAAGTTTTGATAATGTTCCTTTATCAAATCTTGTTGCGTCTTTGGTCGTGTAACAGTCTCAGCCACATTGTCGGATATTATCTTATTCTCGCAATTATCGGTGGCATCGGGGGCAGATGCGGTTGTAGTAGAATGCGTAGTATCCATTTAGCTTAATACTATATAATAGTTGTTAAATATTTTTTAAATCATATTAAACGAATCTTAATATTTATAATATATCAGTCCAATCTTTCAAAAAGAAGACAATGTCGGCAAATATTAAGAATGAAAATACCGAACGTGTGGACTTGACATCTATTCTAAAAGATGTCGAGAATTGTATTAAAGCAGGATTATCAAATAAACTTGACACATTTTTTTATGAATATGATAAATATAAAAAGACACACGATGAAGTATTGAATTTATCGATTGTAAAAGAATTATTAAAAAATGGTTCATATGCATCGGAAGATATTAAGCCAAAAATGGATCCTGAATATGAACTGATTGTTCTGCGTAATCAGGTGATTTTTCTTAGGGCCGAAGTTAATAAATATCAGGCTCAGGTTAAGACTCAGGCTCAGGCTCGGGCTGATACTGATGCACATACCCAAATTAATTTAGAAATCAAGGAGAAGGAGAAAGATAATTATAATGAACAACTAGATATAAAATCAGAAGATGATGAGGATGATGACGGTGACGGTGGTGATGGGGATGTAAGTGAAGCTAGTGATATTAGCAAAGAGAGTGATGTATCGGAAGATAATATTCAAAATATTGTATTAAATGTCACAGAAAAAGAAGAAGTTGAAGCAGAGGCAGAAGAAGAGGCAGAGGCAGAGGCAGAGGAAGAGGAAGAGGAAGAGGCAGAGGAAGAAGTTGAAGCAGAGGAAGAGGCAGAGGCAGAGGAAGAAGAAGAAGAAGATATCCCGGTAAAGATGCCAACATTCCCAACAAAGAATGTAGTCGAAGTAAAGCCTGTTATTGTAGAAGAGGCAGAGGCAGAGGCAGAGGCAGAGGCAGATGCAGATGCAGATGCAGATGCAGAAGATGATGTGGAAACTGAAACAGAAGAAGAAGAGGCGGAGGCGGAGGACGAAGAGGAAGAGGAGCTTTTCGAGGTTGAAATTAACGGTGTGATGTATGTTTCAAATGATGATGAGGATGGAACGATTTATGCATATGTAAACGAAGAAGTGGGTGATAAAGTCGGCGAATTTAAAGGCAAAGTTGCGCATATTTATACGGGAAAAAATAAAGGAATTTATGATAGAACAAAGTGTAAAATAGATTTTTAATTTACATACGCGTCCACATACATATATACCCTTATATTTCAGATACACGTACACGCGTATAATAGATTATTAAATTCACATATTATGTTATATTTTTATAATATAATATAATATACATAAAATATAGTATATATAAAAATGGTTTTAGAAAATGTATGTCCTCCGGCACTTCTATATTTAGCATTTTCCATCATTCAAATTATTATCGACCTCTATCGCGGAGATTCTGTCCAAGCTATGTTCAAATTCATAGTAATGATTATTTTTACGATTGTATTGAATGCGATATGTAAAGCGGGAATGTCCATTATTTCCTGGTTTATTGTATTTATTCCATTTATTTTAATGACGTATATCACTACGATTTTATTTTTCGTTTTTGGTATTAATCCTGGAAAAGTGTCACAAAAAGAGAAGCACTGTAGTGAAACAATGTTTGGATGCTGTGATGACGGTGTAACTACAAAACGCGATCCATCTGGTAGAAATTGTCCTTATAATCCCGTGATTATGCCTATCTCTATTGACGTACCTATGCCTTGGAATAATAGAGACGATGAACACCATTACTATCCGCGCCACGATGAAAGAAGAAGACATCGTTATCATATTGGCGGATGCGCCGGTACACGATATGGATGCTGCGATGATAAGAAAACTGCACGTACGAACCCATATGGAAGCAATTGTCCAGGTTATATAGTAAATCCCGTTACTGTTCCACCAACTCCTCCAGCACCCCCTGCTCCTCCTGTCCCTCCTGTCCCTCCTGTCCCTCCTGTCCCTCCTGTTCCTCTTCCCCCTGTCCCTCTTCCCCCTGTTCCACCTTCTCCTTTTACCTCACCGTCAAGTATGATAGGTCGCCTAGAAAGCTATTTCTAACTATATTACTGAATATAGCAAATATAGCGAATATAGCGAATATAGATAATATGTATAGTTTAATAAAATATACAATAATATATTATAATATTTATATAAAAGATTTAAAAGTAGATTATATAAATAGTATACAAGCATAATATACGCAAACAAGACAAAAGACGACTATGTTAACGAATCAACAAACAATTTGTCAATTCTATGATAAGAACAATCAGTATAATACTATTTACTACAATGGTAATGGATACGAATATATGTATTGCAACCAGGTCGAGAGTATGAATGTACCACTATCTAGTTATATGTACACATTATTCCTTGGTATCGGATGTTACTCGTTCTTGAATCCGACTTTTATGCATACAATGATGGTGAACCTTGGATTTTCAATGGCGAAGATGATTTTAAATGGACTTGGTATATACAATGAATATATATACAAACCATTTAATAAACATATTTACAAACCGTTAGTCTATATCCTTAATATACAAGAGCGGTGCGATGAAATTAGAATTATAAAGGATGGTGTTATTATTTATAGTTTCGAAACAATGGACGATTTTATTAAAAACAATCCTATAAATTTTATTAAAGATAAACACAATGATGACAATGACGACAATGACGACAATGACGACAGTGGTCCCGAGGGCCACGAGAACAATAGCGGGGTTGGTCACGATAAAGACGAAGATATTCCAAAAGATGATAAACAAACTATTGATACTGTTATAGATGCAGACCTTACACATAAGTCAACTGATTTTCACACAAATAAACAAAGTGATGAAGATACCGAAGACTCTGGTGATGATGAAGACCACGACGACGACGACGACGACGACCTTATTCTTGATCCAAGAGAATACGACTTCCTCGTTCAGACTCTTTATTATGAAAACATACAAAAATACGAGAGACATAGTGCGTGTTTTAAATATGAAACATTTCGTAAATCAGACTCAAAGAAAGTTTATACAAATGATGAGTTAATGTCGCACGTATCAAAAAGAAAGTTAATTGGCGCAAACCTTCATATGAATTCAAAGAAATATAACATTGATTTAAACAACCCGGTAAACTATTTTATCGTCCATAACTCTATCCTTGGATACTATTTTCTGAAATGGTATATGGCCGAAACATACGACGTGGTTTTACAAAAAAATTACTCTATTTTCTGTATCGATAATTGTATCGGAATGTATACTGTAGTACCGGGCAAGAAGATAATTGTTTGCCGAGAATCATTAAAAGTCGTAGATGATGAGGCATACAGGGAGGATGATAGTGATGACGATAACGAAAATGACAACGACAGCGACAATAAAACTGATACGGACCAAGAAGATGAAATCGAGAATGAAGAGTCAACAGATATTTGCGATATCGAAGTTGTAGAATGCGATTAAAAATAACAAATAAACAAACAAACGAACGAACAAATAAATAAAAGGTATAATTAAAAAGCGTAATTAAAAATATAATTATTATAAAACTATATAGAAATATATTTTTATAATATAATAGAATGGCTGATATTGATACCCAATCACAAGTATTCATAATGGAATCCGAGAAAAGTATGTCACAGGACTCGTCCATCGAATCCAATAATTTTCATAAATTATCTGATACTTGGATACTGTGGGCTCATCTTCCACATGATACAGACTGGAGTATCAAAAGCTATATTAAGATATGTTCCTTCACTACGGTTGAAGAGACTATTTCTATTATTAATGTTCTCCCACCAAAACTGGTTACAAATTGTATGCTTTTTTTGATGCGTGACGGTATTTCTCCGACATGGGAAGATGCACGTAATCGCAAAGGTGGTTGTTTCTCGTACAAAATAAGCAACAAAGATGTTCCACAAGCGTGGAAAGAGCTTACATATGTATTAGTCGGCGAATCTATGTCTGATAATAAGAATTTCATTCCATTAATTAATGGTATCACGATTTCGCCAAAAAAAAACTTCTGTATTGTGAAAGTATGGCTAGCAAGTTGCGAATTTAGGGATGCTAGTATTATTAAAGAACTTTACGCTATTTCGCCTCACGGATGTTTGTTCAAGGAGCATATGCCAGAGTATTAAATAATAATTAATATATAAAATAAAATATATAAAATAAAATATATAAAATAAAATATATAAAATAAAATATATAAAATATATAAAATAAAATATATAAAATAAAATATATAAAATAAAATAAATAAAATAGAATAAATAATACTATCCCGGTCAGTATTATTTATTTAACGCATATACAACTACATAACCACATATTATCACGATGATGGAAGCGGCGAAAGTGCCAACTTAACTTCGCCCAAACTCGCCACATAATATTTAACAACTAGCGGCAAATCATTTTCCAAATACATCTCAATCTGGCTACACAGATTTGTGCACTTGATAAAGTAACTCAGATTCTTCAATGAGAACTCGCCCTGAATAACCTTACTCGACGACTGCTTCTGAATAAATTTCATACTTTCATCCGACTCGACCCGCCGCACCTCCGCCGTAGCAAATTGCCCCGAACATTTGAAAATCAATTCATTCCCCACCGATTTAATCTCCAATTTCTCAGAAATATAGGACAAATCACGAATAATCTTCTGAAAATCAGCAGAAGGCAGGTTAATAACCGACGAAAAAGTCACATTTGGTTCCTCCAACTCCTCCGAATCCGGCTCAATAAGACGCAACTTCTGCGTTTTACACTGTTTAATATCTCCATTCTCAAATTTAAGACCAAGGTGTGAGACAATCCCATCATTATAGTCCTTTTTCTCAATATATATAGTAAGCGTATCATCATTGTCAATGGAATTAATAAGCTTAAACAAATGAAACATATTAACCCCAATAACAATTTTCTCCTTATCGCATTCATACAATTCAAAATTTTCAGCCGCTAAATGAAGATGAGCCAACATTGTATGAGACTTATCCATATTTATAATACGCATTCCATCCTTCTTGAAGAGGATATTCGTCTCCAATAAAATATCCTTTAACGCCGTCATCAAGGTACGGAATGGTGCAATCTGCACAGTTTTAATTGTAAGAACATTGTCGGGATTGCTACTCATTTTATATACTATGTATATCTTATTTTAAGACAAATCTTTAAATACTTATGACTATTATTAAAAATATTATAAATAACGCAATTAAATTAAATTAATTAAATTAGTTAAGGTAATTAAGTTACTTAATGTAATTAAGTTAGTTAAGGTAATTATATAATAATATATATATAATAGTATATATAACAATATAATGGCATCATTACCATCAGTAACAACGCCCGAAACACCTACACCACCCGCTCCTCAATCATCGTCTTCACCTTCAGATTTAATCGACAAGCTGACACAACCTGGTCCTAATTTAATCGAAAGAGCAATAGATGCAGCAAAAAAAATTATTTCGCCAACAATAAATGGAAAACGAAGTGGTAATAGTGGATTTACATATATAACAATATCTGGTGCTCCATATGATAGAGGATTTGCACACGGTAAATTATTAGGTGACAGAATTATTGTTTTTTTCAGAACATATGCATTTTTTATATGGACAGAAACGGGTCGCGATGTTAGATTTTTTATGAAAATGTTAAACGATTTTTTCAAACAAACCGTTGAACTTAAATATAAAGATTGTTATGACGAAATGAAAGGAATCGCAGATGGCGTTGTTGCCTTTGTAAAGGAAAATGCGGCGGGTGTGAAAGATCAATATGGTATTAGTATGATAAAAGACGGCAAAATTATTCTACACGAAGATTCCTATATTGATGCCGAAAACGCAAACATTAAAAGTGGATACACCGCTGATGGTAAAATACTAGTAGATATTACTGTAGATATTATTTTTTTATTAAACAATATTGTTTCTGTCGATTACTTATACTCTAAGTTACCCGTTCTGGTACCAAAAAGAAGCGACTTACATAGTAATCCGATGTATGCTGATTTCTTACCTGACAAAAAACAGTCATCGATATCACTACAAACAATGGGAGGCGGAGATACTGGAGATAATGAAGAAGAGCAAGCTGGTGGGGAAGTTACCGGTTTTGAACAAGGTCTATCCGGTGGTAAGTCATTTAAAGAACTTTTCTTTGGTGGCGATAAATGTAGCGCATTTATGGCAGTAGGTCCAAAACATACCGAAAATGGGGAAGTTGTATGCGCTCATATAACATTTGACAACTTTATAACAGGGCAATTTAATACTATTATATTATATATTGATACATCGTCGTCATCAAGCGCGCAGCCATCATCGCAACCATCATCTTCAAATAATATTCTTATGCAGACATTTCCTGGTGGTATATGGAGTTCAACAGATTTCTTTGTGACATCAGCCGGGTTTATGGGAACAGAAACAACTATTGGTGGATTTACTGCTTTTGAAGCAAATGCTCCGATATGTGTTCGCGCTAGAAAGGCGATGGAATACTCGAAAACCCTGGATGATTATGTGAAATATTTAAAAGAAGGTAATTCAGGAGATTATGCGAATACTTGGTATATAGCGAAAGTAAAAAATATATCTGCTTCTCACGCGGCTGCTCCTCCTTCTCCTCCTCCTTCTCCTCCTACTGTTGCTGCCGGTGGTTCTCCTATCCCTGCCACCGCCGCTGCTGCTGCTGCTGCTGCTGCTGCTCCTGCTGTCGCCACACCCAATGACGCAGACGAAATTATGCGCATTGAATTGGGTCTTAAATATGTAAATGTGAAAAGAACATATGATGGATATTTTATCGGATTCAATGCTTGTTATGATGCGCGTATAAGAAATATGGAATGTCAAAACGACGGGTTTTATGATATACGTAGACATTCAGGTGCTCGTCGCGTTCGCTTGGAACAATTAATTAAGAAATATGAGGGAAGAATAAATGCCCAAATTGCGAAACTAATACTATCCGATCATATGGACGTTTATACAAATACGGAATTAAAATGTTCGCGAACTATTTGCGCGCATTACGAACTAGATAAGCGCGAATATATGTCCCAAGAATCACGGCCAAAACCTTATCAACCTCGTGGTGCTGTCGATGCTAAAATATGTACATCGTCTTTATGTAGGAATATGAAATTTTTGGCAAGATGGGGAAATGCGTGTGGTACGCCTTTTAAAAAAACGGAATTTTGCGATAAACATATACAATGGGGATATCAACGCGATTTTTTAGAAGACCGTGAGAGGCAACCTTGGGTTTTTTGTAACAGTATCAGTATGAAAGAATCGGATGCGAAAATAGAGAAAGCAATAGAAGGTGACCCCGATAAAACAGGATATGATACAAATAGTGGTGTTGCGAAAAATCCATCACCACCGCCATCACCATCATCGCCCCCATCCCCATCATTGTCTCCCGCACTTGAACCAACATCCCAAAAGATATCATCATCAAAAATACCTTTATCTATGGTACCCAGTCAACTAACGAATAAAATTATACCTAAGCAGGCAACCACGCGGATACATATAGAAGAGCCACAGTTACCTGTACATCGAGCGTCTAATAGCGAACATACAAATTACGATAATCAACACAACTTATTACCATCTATGCATTCAGGTGGTTCAATAATCGCCGACAACAATAAAGAGTTGAAAGAATTTATGAAGATGCTTAAAACTAAAACCAAAAGTGGTAGTAAATCAAAAGCTAAAAATACAAGACGTAATAAGCACAATAAGAGCAAATAGTGCCGCGAGTTACTATAGAATACTATACTACATTTATCACCATTTTAGAATATAGAATATAAATATAATATATAAAACAAATATAAACCTATTTTGTTGTATATATATTATATTTCATATCTGCGTTTATACGTAACATCATAAAATCTATACTATAATAATGTCATTTTCAGACAAAGACAAAGACAAGGACAAGGACAAAGACAGAGACAAGGACAAAGACAGAGACAAAGACAAATATTCTCCAAAGATTACCCCAAAGATTGACCCAGATACTGAATGTAAAGAATTGTTATCTATTGTAAAGGGTCTATATGATAAATACTTTGAAGACGACTATGCGCGTTCAAAACTGGTCTCCTATATAAAAAATACACTTCCTGCATTATTACAACAAAAATGCGACGTCCGTATTCAGCGTGTAGAGCGACGCAAGACACTCGAAGAAACATCCGATGAATTTATACGCGAATTTATAAACAGTTCTTCCTATTATTATAACCAGAATATCGACTTATTTTTCATATACCAAAACAATACATATAAAATAATAAATGAGGATGAAATAGAGCACGATATTCGCACCACGATTACCGACCAACAAACACCAGAGTTGACGACCTGGAAGTATAAAATAAAAAACCAGATTATTAAGAAAATAAAAGAACGCGATCTTCTATCTTGTATCCCTGAATCGGAAACGATACAGCGCGTACTAAATGCACTTACTCCGTTCGTATTTAAAACTAAAGACAGTGCAAAATATTTCCTTACAATCATCGGCGACATTTTGCTGAAAAAGAATATGAATATGAATACAAACACCTATTTTATTTCGACTAAGGCGAAGCAATTTATTGCAGACCTTAGCGAGGAAAGTTATGCACTATTCGGTACACCGAATATGACAAATCATTTCAAATTTAAATTTTACGAGCATAAATATGAAGATTGTCGCATTGTAGATATTGTTGACAATATAATTTCATTCCCTTTTTATAGCTATAATGAAGGACTAAAAATGGGCATTTCACATTCAATGTCATCGTCATCTCTATCGACTCTTGTTGCTGGATTGTCAAATAGCGGAATGTCTACACCAACAGCACACGGTTATGGTCACGCGCACGGACACGGACACGGACACACACACCCTACCAATTTTATTCAGAAACAAAGTATGATTGATTTGTTTTGTGTTGCGGCACATTATTCTACACGATTCACAAGCGCCGATTCGTTTATAGAAAAAATGTGTAAAGACCAAGACATTAAGGAACACGCATTTTATTTGAAAGGGGTTACGGACGACGACATCATTTCGCGATTTATATCATCGACGATGGAGCCTTGTAAAGGTGTACATATTAATTGGAAAAATATGCTTTATCTTTGGAAAATATTTATTGAGGAAGAGAAAATACCTAATGTGTTCTTTACGCATGTTCTTAAGAAACATATTATGAAGCGGGTCGAGTATACGACCAGTCAGGAAGAGGGGGATGTTGCGAACGATGATGTAACGCCAAGCACGGGAGATTCGGGAGAAATCACGGAAATACACGAAAATCACGATAATAAAGAAATATTTTTAAATATGACAAGCAAACATTTACCAATTGTAAGCAAGTTTATGCTTTTTTGGAATGAAAATATTACCTGCTCGCATAATGAAATTGAGTTGGAGATAGATGAATTATCAACCCTGTTTTTAAACTATGGAAATGTCTACCACGGAAATCAGAAAAATGTCCAGACAATTACGGACCAAACAATTTTAGGATTCATTCGCCACTTTTTGCCCGACATTTGTATCGAAGAAGATAAATACTTGATGAATATTGGATGCAAATTATGGGATAAAAAACAGGAAATAATAACCGGAATTGAGGAATTTAAAAGGGCAAACGCCGGAGGTAATAATACGATAAACGGCGCTTTAGGAAAGGGTAAAGGTAAAAATAAAGATGTAAATACGGTTACATCGGTGGTGGCAGTGGCGGCAGTAACAGCGACTACCGCATCATCGTCATTATCATCATTATCATCATTATCATTATCATTCCCTGTTCATACTATATACGATTTTTACTGTAAATGGGGATATAAACATAATAAAATGGTGGTAAGCAAACGATACTTTGAGAAATTCTTCGTTGATAATTATGGGGATAATTTAACAGAAAAAAATGGAACACTTTGGTGGAGTTATTAATTTAAAGATAAAAATGTTATTATATAATATATTCTGTCTATAATATATCATATAATACCGATAAATACCTGAAATTGATATGGATGTTGATAGTTATGATAATTCTCCTAATATAAATCCTGGTATAAATCCTGGTATAAATCCTGGTATAAATCGTGATATGGATTATGATTCAGATACGGATACGGGTGCTCCTAATATAAATCCTGGTATAAATACTGATATGGTTATTGATGCTCCCCCTATGACTCCTATTCATAAAAAATTTATAGAAACAGGATGGCGCCGATTTCGGGAACCAGTATTAAACGAGCCCCCTTATTCTATTAATTTAATTAATACTGAAACCGTACTGGATAGCCATCAAAAAGCAGTTACCACATTAAGTGAAATTGTTGCACAACATCAAGATATTAGATGTCAATCTCATGATGTAAATTCAGATGACGCAACTGGAGAAAATGTATTTGAACAAGGGTTACTATCAGACGATGTGCCTTCTTCGCAAGGAACAGATATAGGAAGAAGTACTACTTCATTTGATGTAATTTTATATATACTTCATCGTATGATATCACCATTTAATAGTAGTAATGGTCTTTTTGATGAAATAAAACTTATGATACATAGTTTATTTCATGATAAAGGAATTAAAGGACTTGTTGGAATAACTAAGGCAGGGGTATTATCTGAATACACGGCTACTATATACTACGGCGTGCCTAATCATTATGTGCATTATTGTGATATAATTAAAATTATGTTACATTTTATGGATTTACATTTAAAACGGTTTGACGATGGTGGTATTCATTATGATTTTAAATTGGATAGGGGTATAAAACCAGGGGATACAATTAAGCTTATATTATCATTAACATTTGGTGATGGTGTCGGAGCAAATGTTATATTAGTTCCAATACTTAATATTGTATCACTTAGTATGATACAATCTCTACACGCCCCCAATATTCATAATTATATGTCGAGATTCGGTCCAGGTGATGATATTTTAACTGCACTTTCTATATTTGATTTAATTGCAAGGATAAGATTGTATGCAAATCAAGAAGCATTTGGAGCTTTAATAGAACCAACTGATGTTGAAAAAGCTTTAATGGTGTGTTTTTTTCACGATAAGAATCACGACCAATTAGTAAGTTTTATTCAATATATTAAATTTTCATTTTATTATAATGCATCACAATACAAAAATTTTGCTTTCTTTTTAAATATTTTTTTTAATTTTTATAAAGTTAGTATAATTTTACCAGAAGGTTTGAATTCGCGTTCCACTGCAAAATTAATGTATACAGATTTTTTTAAAACAAATAATAACTATGGTTCAATAATTAGAATTTTCATTAAAATGATGAGTAATGAATTTCTTAAAGCAAATGCAGTTATGTTTTTATCGGGAAGTAATGCCGCGCGTGTATATAAACTCATACAAGATATGTTATCTATATCGCCTGATGTAACTCCGGAACAACTATATGACATTCATATGGCTAATTTATCCGATAACGATTTTATGTTTTATTTAATAAATGACCTTAGCGAATCCCATCGTATGACTATTCGAATGATGTTAGGTGCTTGTTTATATTACTTAAAATATATACTTACTCCGGCGGAATATAGTTTATTTACCAAATTATTAGAAGGGTCAATAAGTATCGTCGGACATGACGACCATCTTTTAGCTCAAAGACTTAATGCAAATTATATTTTTTTAAAAAGATGTTTCGACGCGAACTTTATTATTCTAAACTATAAAATTAGTACTTTTTTAGAATTGTGTAACTTTCCAGATTTTGACTTTTATGAACATATAAACGGTAATGTTACATTAGCATTTTTAGATGTAGTATTTAAAAATAATACTGCATATTCGTGGTATGTTTCCGTTTTTTCAATTTTTGGTGTTCATATAGATGTTGACAATCATAGTCACGCCGATACACTTCGGTTTTTGACGACTGAAGCCATGGCGGTTAACTGTATAGCTACACCGTTGACGTTAATTTTAAATATATTATATACAATATTTGTTACGGAAAATTGTATTGCAAGAATCGTAGTTGGTAAATTAGGAAATGATCCAAAAAATTTAGAAAAATATTTTTCCATTTTAAATACTCATTTAGGATATTTACATACCCAATATACCCAATATACTAGTAGACCATCAACCCAAGTAATTATTCAAGAAATACAAAGAACACGTACATTACAGGACGCAATTATAATACAATCACAAATATGTCAACAACAAGTAACAGCTGCAAACCCTACACCGCTAGCACAAAGATACGATAACTTACAAACAGCTTGTCAAGACTGGGTTCAACAAATGTTTAATCTAGCACGTGATCCATCAAAAAGAGAATTATTTTTTTTAAAAGCAGATTATGCGTTTACTACACGTACAGCTACACCGCTTGAGCTAAAAATTTGTTGTGCATGGAGCGTAAATGGTAATATAGGTAATAAAAAACAATTTATAGAAAATTTTGCAAGTATAACTCAAGAAACATTTCAACCTGTTTATACAGAAGTAACTCCTAGTGAACAAAGAATGCATGAAATAGTTCCAGAATTACAAGGAATAATAGATACAGCTATATTAACAGTAAGTAGATTTACTGTTACACCAATCCCTACACTATTAGGTAAACCTCCTGTGATTAACCATTATTGGTATATGAATTATTTATGGAAACACTTAACCGAAACATCAATCAATTTAAGATCCTTGTTTAAATCTATTGTTAAGGATCTTACGCGAATAGTTGGTTCAAAAATTTTCACAGCTATTGCTTTACTTGGGGCTTATTCGTGTGGATTTGAATTTGACGAATTAATCGAAAGTAATAACACAACTCTTACTCGAGAACAGTTAGTTGCAATAAAAAATGGTGCAGATATAATACAATGTAGACGAGGATTATTACCATTATTAGTACCCGACGACCCCAATAGTGGTCTTTTCGCAGAAATGGTCGTCGATCTACTCTCAATAGATTATACCCAAAGTGGTAGACGTCCTGAAATTTACACAACGAACAATATACTTTTATTTTTGGGTTTTTTATTTTCAATTAAGATCAAATCTAATGCTTCGATTGGTCCTAGAAATAGGCTTAGTGCAATAGACTCTGTTATTAGTTTTAGTTATATACCAAAACCAAACCGCGACTCGTTACGCGGTTCCTTATCAGGCTTATCGGCAAATCCAGACGATGCAGAAAATGCTCTTGGAGGTTTAGAGCAGGATGGTGGTGGTAAAAAAACATCCCCGCAACCACTACAACCACAACAACCGCAACAACCGCCGCAACCAATAAAAGATATATCTGCTGGAGTATCAAAAAAAGAAGAAGCTAGAGCAGCAAGAGCAGCAAAAGCAGAAAAAGAAAGAGCAGCAAAAGCAGAAAAAGAAATATTAGCAGCAGCAGCAAAAGAAGAAAAAGAAAGATTAGCAGCAGCAAAAGCAGAAAAAGAAAGATTAGCAGCAGCAGCAAAAGAAGAAAAAGAAAGATTAGCAGCAGCAAAAGCAGCAGCAGCAGCAGCAGCAGCAGCAGCAAAAGCAGCAGCAGCAGCAGCAAAAGCAGCAGCAGCAGCAGCAAAAGCAGAACAAAAAAAATACTTGGATAAGTTATTACACCCTGATTTAGGTCCATTTAAAAAATTTATGGATGAAATACAGTCTGTATTACATAATAAATACAATTACAAAGGTTTTATACCTATAACAGATGTCGCCGGTATTAACAGAGAAACAGTGTATAACATTAATAGAAGTTATAGTGAAAATCATCTTTATGGACCTCTTTTTTATTCAGTAGGTGGAGGCAACAATAAAAATAATAAAACAAAATCAAACAATAAAATATTAAAAACAAACATCCATACTCGTAAGAATAAGTACAAGCGTAACAATAAACACATTAAATATAAATTCAGTCCTAAATATAGAAAAGTAAACCCGTCATCCCGCTCAGACTCACAATCAAATAGACAGAAATCTAAATCAAAACTCCCCAAAAAAAATGTAACATTTAAGCGTCGTAGACGTAATAGTAAACATTAACAAACTTTATACACTAACAAATATTACCCTAACCCTAACCCTAAATCATATATTTCAAAACAACGAAATATATAATTATCTAAAATAATATCCCATCATATCGCATCATATCACCCGCCATTTACTTGCGAGATTTACGAGATTTGCGAGATTTGTGCGCCGATGCCAATTTAACGGCGCCAAACTTACCTTTCTTTGCAGTGTACCCGTGCTTCAACAGACGCTTCTCGTGTTTCGCAGTCTTATGCTTCTTGGCAGAAACAACGCGACCGTGTTTGTTCATCACCAAATCCATACGACTCAAGCCACCAGTGGTTTTATAAGCCGTCTCGTGCCATACCTGTGCGCGAGATCCTACAAGTCTCTCGAATACGCGACCATTGATTGTATATTTGCCATCGTGGCGTCTCTTATAACTGCTATGCATTTCCTTCTTCTTATAGAAAAGAATGAGAAAAAAATATTATTTAATTATATTATTTAAAATAATTAAAATCCTATATATTGCTAAATATTATCCATTTCTATTCGTGGTTGCTGGACCTCCATTAACACCTCCAATATTTGGTCCTAAACCTGAACTATTTTCATTTGGCATATATCTCATCGTCGAAGAATACCCCGGACCCGATCCACCAGGACACCCCGCCCATTTCCCATACGCATTCAGTTGTTTGTCTACAACCGTATAACACTGATTCGCTGTACCAACCGATGTAACAATTTGATGCGCTATTCTCATATTGATTGGGAATTTTGAAATAAGATTTGGGTTATAAATATTCTTTTTAAGTGGCTTCGGAGGGCAGCATTTCTTTTTAAACAAATTAGAATAAAGATTATATTCAGGCATTAGTTATTAGTTATTCCTATATATTGATTATATATTTACGCCCAATAAACAATATATAAAATTGATATAGAAAAACCCTTTTAATTAATAATAAGCAATCTATAAACCAAGTACAACACAACCACACCTTTATCGTCATCATATAATGTCGACTCCTATCACAACCGAAAAGCTCCCAATTGCAAAGGCCAAGACTCCCAAAGCTCCCAAGATTTCTAAAATTCCTAATATTCTTACAGCGATGCCAGCAAACACCATCTTGGAACCTGCATCACCAGCTCCTCCTCCATCTTCCGATCTTGATAAATATCAGAAAATGACCGACAAGGAACATATCCTCAAAAAACCCGATACATATATCGGCTCAACCGAAATGACCGAATCTGAAATGTTTGTATATGAATCATCATCATCATCATCATCATCAACCGAACCATCCCCTGCAGCTCCAGGAATCGTGTCGCGCAAGATTCAGTATATTCCAGGCCTGTATAAATTATTCGATGAAGGCGCCGTCAATGGTCGCGATCATGTCGTTCGCCAAGCTCAGGCAATCGCCGACGCAAAACCCGGTGCACTCCCTGTAACCTGTATTGAATTCGAAATCAGCGACGACGGTATTATCTCGATTACAAATGACGGCAACGGAATCGACGTAGCACAACACCCCGATCACAAATTATGGATTCCCGAGATGATTTTCGGACATCTTCGCACATCCACCAACTACGACGAAAACAAGAAAGAGAAAATCGTCGGCGGGAAAAACGGTTTTGGGTTTAAGCTCGTTCTCATCTGGTCTTCGTGGGGGCGTATCGAAACCGTCGACCATATCCGTGGTCTAAAATATATCCAAGAATTCAAGAACAATCTCGACGAAATTTGTCCACCCAAGATCACAAAATGTACAACGACGAAGCCGTATACGAAGGTCTCATTCCGCCCCGATTATGCACGATTCGGTATCCAAGGATTGACGCCAGATATGCGCGCACTATTCGAGAAACGCGTATACGATATTGCCGCCGTCACCGACAAGTCTGTCAAAGTCAAGTACAATGGCGCAGTCGTTCCAGTGAAACATTTTCAGCAATATATTGACTTCTATATCGGCGCCAAGGGTGAGACAAAACGCATCTACGAATCGCCTGACCCGAGGTGGGAGTATGTCGTGTCGCTGGCCCCTAATGGCGAATTTCAACACGTATCATTTGTCAACGGAATATATACACAAAAGGGCGGCAAACACGTGGAGTATATTATTAACCAGATTATTCGCAAACTTACCGACTATATCAAGACCAAGAAAAAGGTCGATGTCAAGCCGACCACAATCAAGGAGCAGCTTGCGTTATTCTTGCGTTGCGATATTGAGAACCCGTCATTCTCAAGTCAGAGCAAGGATGAGCTCGGTACAACCGTTGCATCATTTGGTTCGACATGTAAAGTAAGCGACGATTTCGTGGAAAAATTGGCGAAAATGGGTGTGATGGATGCGGCGTGTGCTCTGACCGAAGTGAAGGAAAACAAGGCGGCGAAAAAGACGGATGGAACAAAGACGCGCACGATTCGCGGTATTCCGAAACTAATCGATGCAAATTTCGCCGGGACAGATAAGTCGGCACAATGCACGATTATATTTTGCGAAGGTGATTCAGCAAAGGCGGGAATTGTGTCAGGTCTTAGTCGTGAAGACCGCAATCTCATCGGCGTCTATCCTATGAAAGGTAAAATGATGAACACGCGCGGTGAACCCGTGAAGAAAATCGCGGATAATAATGAAATCACCGAAATCAAGCAAATTCTCGGCCTTGAGGTCGGGCGCAAATATACATCCGATGATGTGAAATATCGCCTTCGATATGGCAAAGTATTGTTTATGACGGATCAGGATTTGGATGGTTCGCATATCAAAGGTCTCGGTATCAATATGTTTCAAAGCGAATGGCCGACACTTACAGAACTTCCCGGATTTATCGGGTTTATGAATACGCCGATTTTGAAGGCGAAGAAAGGGACGCAAGAGAAAGTATTCTACAATGAAGGCGAATATCGCGCGTGGAAAGAAGGGAGCGAAGGCGAAGCAGTGGCGGGAGGCGTGGGTGTATCGATGGCGACACACGCGCCTCCTTCAGGATGGAATATCAAATATTATAAAGGTTTAGGAACGAGTACGGGCAAGGAATTCAAGGAGTATTTCGAGCACAAGAAAATCGTGGATTTCACACACAGCGGTGATACATGCGACAATGCGATTGATATGGTATTCAATAAGAAACGTGCAGATGACCGCAAGACGTGGTTGGCGACATATTCACGTGACAGATACCTCGACACGCTTCAGCCTAGTGTCACCTATGAAAAGTTCATCAATGATGAGATGATTCATTTCTCGAAATATGACTGCGATAGGTCGATTCCCAATACGATGGATGGTCTCAAAATATCATTGCGAAAGATTCTATATTCTGCATTCAAGAAAAATTTGAAGACTGAAATCAAAGTTGCGCAGTTTAGTGGTTATGTATCTGAACATTCGGGGTATCATCACGGTGAAGCAAGTCTGAATGCGGCGATTGTAGGCCTGGCTCAGAATTTCGTGGGCTCGAATAATATTAATCTGTTTGAACCGAATGGTCAGTTTGGGAGCAGGATCAAAGGGGGCTCAGACGCTGCTAGCGTAAGGTATATCTTCACGCAATTGAATAAATTGACACGGCTTATTTTCCGAAGTGAAGACGACGCGGTTCTCACATACTTGGATGATGATGGTCAGAGTGTCGAGCCGATTTATTATGTGCCGATTATTCCGATGGCGCTTGTAAATGGAACTAAAGGAATCGGAACTGGGTTTAGTACCGATATTATGTGTTACAATCCTGCACAAATTATTGAATATATTAAGCGCAAACTTTCAGGGACAGTATCAGCGGATGCTTCGGCACCAGCACCCATCGAACCATTTTATAAGAATTTCAAGGGGACGATTCGTCGTGTCGGAGATACAAAATATTTATTCAAGGGATGCTATACAATTTTGGATGAAAAGAGAATTCGGATTACGGAATTGCCGGTTGGAACTTGGACGGAAGATTATAAGAAATTCCTGGAACATTTGATTGAGCCGCCTACGGCGGCGCCTGCATCGAAGGATAAGGACAAAGATAAAAGCAGTCCTGCAAGCAATGCACCAATCGTGAAAGAATATAATGATATGAGTACAGACACAACTGTAGATATCACGGTTACGATGGCGCCCAATATTATCAAAACATATGGAGAAAAAGCGACGGAATTTGAGTGTAATTTACTTGAGAAGAGTCTTGGATTATATACTACACAATCAACGACAAATATGAATATGTTCGATGCAAATGAGAAGCTTAAGAAATATAGCAGCGCCGAGGAAATCATTGATGACTATTATGGTGTCAGGCTTGAATATTATGAGAAACGAAAACAGCATATAATTAATGCTCTCACGCGTGAACTACTCGTGCTCAGCAATCGTGCGCGATATATTACCGAAATATTGGATGATACAATCGACCTTCGCAGAAAGACGAACAAGATGCTTACAGCACTTTTGAAGGAGAGGAAGTATGACCTCTATGTGGCGAGCAAGGGTGATGACGGCGATGCAATCAGTGGCGGCAGCGGTAACACCAGCAGTGGCAATACGGACGATGAAAATGGTTATAAGTATTTGCTAAAACTGCCGATGGATACTGTATCCGAAGAAAATGTAGCAAGATTGCTTACTGAAAAGACAAAGAAAGAAAAGGAGCTTAGTGAACTTGGTTCGAAATCGCCTGAACAATTGTGGAAAAATGATTTAGAAGAATTGGAGACCGAATATACGAAATTTGTTCAACGTACAGCACTCACTGAAGTGGCATCATCGGCGACAGGAGGAACGTCATTAAAATCCAAACTGAAATCAAAATCAAGCACGGGTGGCAAAGCAATGAAACAATCGGTCTAATATAGATAATGTTAATCATCAAAACTAAATAAATAACCCTATAAATAACCCTATAAATAACCCTATAAATAATATATTTATAGAGTAATCCTATCCTGATAACCACATATCGACCAATTTAGAACCACGGCTTAAGTTCGAGAGTTTTATCTTTAACCGTATCATATGCAGGCCAAGTCATAACCGTATACATACCACTCGCATCCCGTTTGTATTTCAAATAAGCGCGAATTTCATTTAATAATTTAGGAACACAATGATTCAAAACGTGCTGATTTAGAGCGGCCACTTGTTCTCTAATATTTGTAGGTAAATTTACGGCGCTTTCAAGATATAGTGCCCTCATTATAATTTTTAATTCATCATTATCTTGCTGAGCTATGTTATATTCGCCATTAGATAAGCGATACACCTCAGCACGAAGCCCATTTTGAATAATCTGAATATTATTTTTGCTAAAAAATGCATTACTCAAATCTGTATCTGACCAATTACCAGTTAAGGCATCTCTAAATGTGGTAATCTGATTTACGGGAATTTTGTCCCACATTGCAAATCTTACATCGGGTGGAGGTCCCTCAATATCGATACGACCATTTGATACTTTTTTTGTATAAACTTTTTGTAATGATGGATTTGAACACGATTGGCTACCTGAAAACATTTAACAGTTATATTATATATTATATATTATTATAATGTATATTATAATAACTAAATATAAAATAAATATAAACCAAATGAAAATAAATATAACCCAAATAGAAAATAAATATAAATAAATATTATTTAGTTAATTCTATTGAATTTTGTTTTTGTTTTTGATTTCGCGATAATTAATTATATTTACTTTATATATAAATGTCTTTTAATAGTGTTACTTTGATAATTGCTACTATAATATTTATTATTCTATTGGCTATGGTAGGTTATTTTATTTACAAAGAACAAAAGACTAAATTTGATATCCCACCATCAACATGCCCTGATTATTGGACTTTATCAGAAGGCAATGAAGGATCGCCTTATACTTGTACACCCGATGATATAAATATAGGAAGTTGTACAGCAGCACAACCCCCATCTGCATATATGGCTCCTTCCAAACCAGGTACATTATGTGATAATTTTGTCTATAAATCTAACTTCGTTAATAATAATTGTAACGTCGGCAATAAACGTATAACCTGGGATGGTGTAACGAATAATCCCGATCTTGTTTCTAAGTGTCAGGTTCTCTCTTCATCGTCAAGTTAACACTACCTATATTATTTATTACATAACCATATTTTAATTCAGTTATTCGATTATTCAGTTATTCGATTATTCAGTTATTCGATTATTCAGTTATTCGATGATTAAAATATTATTACTATATAATATATTAATCTACACTATTATTCGACAGCGGTATCAATAATCAATAATCAATGGAAGTATATTCAGATAAAATAAACATCAGTTTTCGCAAAGCAAGTATACTAGTGGCCGTAATTACTTTTTTATTTTTAACCCCTATTTTTATTGTCATAATCATTCGAGCAAACAATAAGAAGAAAATATGGGCACCTATGGTAAGTAAATGTCCTGATTATTGGACAATCTCTAAGAATGCAGAAAATCAGATAAAATGTACACCTGGTGATGCCAATTCTAAAAATGTTTTAAATCCAAACGGATTTTATACGTATCAGTTACTAACAAAGCAAAGTAAATACGATTATGCTATTAAAAACGGCATAGAATGGGATGGAATTACAAACGACGAGTCTTTGATAAAAGGTGCCCCGGACAAACAAAATAAAACGATTTTTTGGCTACTTGGAAAATTATTTTTAAATGATGTACCGCCTTATCACAAAACACAAGACCCTAATTATTTGCATAATATAATTGATGTGAATAATGGTATAAATAGCGTCACTGCAAGTAATAATAACGCTAAACCAGGTAATAATAATTTTAATTTATTAGATAAATTGACTCCTAAGAAATAGAACCATCAAAATAAATACAGTTATAAATCTACATAGAAACAATTATAATATTCTAATAAGGTAAAAATCACAAATAAAAAGCTAATAATATAATAACTACTTATTCAACACATATAATATAAAACATCACCACATAACACCACATACCATAGCATATTATACCAAGACTGAAAACAATGAACAACTTGAACGAGATTCTTGGGCGCGACCAAATATATCAAAAGATAAAATCTATTCTTCAAGATTTTCAGGAGCATAAAAAAGATATCACAATAAAGCGTGGGATATACATATATGGTAATCCAGGCTCCGGTAAAACCGATTTCATTGTTAATTTATTGCGCGAACAGAACTATGATATTATAAAGTACGACGCCGGAGACATTCGCAATAAGTCTATTATTGACACGATTACAAAGCATAATATGTCAGATAAGAATATAATGTCGATGTTTGAGAAAAAGGTGAAGAAGATTGTAATCGTAATGGACGAGATTGATGCGATGAACAGTGGCGATAAGAGTGGAATAAATTCGCTTATTAAACTGATCCGTCCTAAAAAGACGAAGAAACAGAAGATGGAGGAGGTGACATTTAATCCGATTATATGTATTGGCAATTATCAGATAAACAAGAAAATAAAGGAACTGATTAAAGTTTGTCACACATTTGAATTGAAGACGCCGACGAACGAGCAGATATCGTGTTTATTAAAAGAGATGAATTTGAAATTTGACAAATCTTTGAATAATACAATTATTTCATTTATACAGGGAGATTTGCGCAAATTGGGTTCGATACATCAAATGTCGATGGCTGATAGCAAAGATGGTAATATTTTGCATAACGATATAATAAAAACAATATTTCAGCAAAAAAGTTATAATGACGATAGTAAAAAGATAACACAACAGTTGATAAATAATAACTATCCCATCGAGCAACATAAAGTACTTATGAATGAGACAGATAGGACGACGGTTGCTCTATTGTGGCACGAAAACATAATAGATGTGTTGGGCAAATATGATAAAAATATTTCTATACCATTTTATCAGACGGTGTTGGATAATATTTGTTTTTCCGATTATATTGACCGCATTACATTTCAGAATCAGGCGTGGCAATTTAATGAGATGAGTTCCTTGATTAAAACATTTTACAATAATAAACTGTATCACGAACATTTTGCGAAAAAAATTAAATTTAATCCGCTTGAGGTTCGATTTACAAAGGTGCTTACAAAATATAGTACGGAATATAATAATTCGCTTTTTATTAAGAATCTTTGTCAACAATTGTCGATGGACCAGAAAGACTTGTTTTCCTTTTTTCTATATATCCGAAGACTACACAATGACGAAGAAATATATAGTATGCTTGAAAACTACGAAGTTACAAAATTGGATATTAATCGTATTTATAGATATTTAGATAAGTATACCCAAAAAACATTAAATCATATCGAAGACGATGATAATAAAGATTCTGATTACGAAGATTTGATTTGATTTGATTTGATTTGATTTTATATAAATATTATAAATAAATACATTTATAATATTTATATCTATATATAAACATAGATATGTCTTATTATAGCTCATATGGCTCTTATTTAAATACTAAACTTTGCTGTAAAGATAGTGTATCAGGTTCAGTCGATAATGGTGCTACTGGTGCTATGGGTGCTACAGGACCGACTGGTGCTACAGGACCGACTGGTTCGACAGGACCTACCGGTGCACAAGGTGTGACAGGACCGACTGGTTCGACAGGACCTACCGGTGCACAAGGTGTGACAGGACCGACTGGTGCTACAGGACCGACAGGAGCAACCGGTGTGACAGGACCGACTGGTGCGACAGGAGCAACCGGTGTGACAGGCCCGACTGGTTCGACAGGCCCGACTGGTCCGACTGGTTCAACGGGTGTGACAGGCCCGACTGGTGGAAGTCCGTGGGTTCCAACTTCATATATTGGAACCACGGGTCTAGGATATACGGGTACAGGTTATACAGGAGATGTAATTGTTTTCGGAAAATTATACGTTCAAGGTGGTATTGATCCGACATATTTAGCAATAGAGCCCCTTACTAGTAACCCAATACCAAATGGATTACACGGCATATGGATGGATTCTGTGAATGGGAACGCACTGCGTTCAGATAATATTTATATGGATAAACCAAGTATTAATAATAATTATATATCGTTAAAGCCTGATAATAATACATCGCAAATAACATTATCTAATGGCGTTTTTAACACGAATGAAATACTTCATTCATCTAATACTATGACTTATGATGATGGAGCCGGAAATAAAAGTTATGTTTCTACAAATGTATCTGCTTCTACCCCTCAATTTAGTTTAGTCAGCGAGGTAGGAGCGGTAACTCAATCATTTACAAGTATAACTGACGCAGAAGTTAGTATAACGAATAATATATCAGGTGATTTTACAAGCGTAGTAGCAACCCAAGTCCAAGTTAAAAATGGTGTCAATAACTCTCAAAGTGTATTAACACAGGGCGGACTTTCATTAGGGAATGGATTAGGGCAAACAAATACGCAAACTGGGACAAATATATCAATCCAAGACCCTACAGTAGCAGAGGCTGTTTTAGATAATAACCATATCAGGGTTGACGATTTAACAAATGGATTTTATTGGAGTGGAAACGGAGCATCTCTGGAAGCAAAAAAACCCGCATTTGGTCCTGCGTCTGCGAATTGGTATGATATTGCTACTTGTTATAATCCAAATAATCTTCCACCGGCTGATACATTACAACAGGTTCTTACCGCTGGTAATACAGCAACTGATAAAACAATAACTCTTAATATTAGTGGTGTTAATACAAGTTCCACAGCAATAACACCGAATGCTGGGGGTCAAAATAGTATCGTTGGATTATATACTGATAATGGAGGAGGCGTAAATCAAAAATATTTAAATAGTGTTGTTCCAATTGCTGGTTCAGGTTCTTCATTTACTCGTCCTACAATTTGGAGTGGTGGAACTGCGGTAGATGGTCTTGGATTTCAAATTAACAGCGTTGATAGTATTTTAATGACTGATACAGGATTAGGTGGAACAATCAATACAGGAACTATTACTGAAACGACACAACTAACAACACAAGCAACCACCCCTTCTCTTGCGTTCGCTTCAACTGATACTGCTTCTACTGATATTTGGAATAGTGCTTATCGTAAAGATGGTTTTTCTTCTTCTTTTGCTAATACCATTAGTGCTTCAAGTGTTTCTGCAACGAATGGTGGTGGAGGTTGTGAAGTGCTTATAACTTCAAGTAATTTATCAATCCCTTCGGGTCATTATGTAAGAACAGAAGTTCCTGCTGTTGGAAACGCTCAAATAGAACACAATACAACAGGTCCTATTCCAAATTCATTTGATATTAGTTCTATGGGACAATTAACTCTTATTGGAGCAGAAACAAGTGCTACACCATGTCAAATGAGTTGTGCTACAAATGGTATATTCCTAACAGCAACACAATCAGGGCAAAAAATCCAATTGGACGCAACAGGATCAGGTAGTGGAATAGTTTGTAATACTGGTAATGCTGGGGCAGGTGCTAATCCATTAGCGATAAATAATGGTTATTTGGGTAATACAACGCTTCCTATGCTTACAATAAATAACACACTTAACACACCTACTTCATATCCAGCGGTAAAACTTAATAGGAGTGGTCCTAATGGGGCAGTAGGAGATATTATTAGTTCTATATCTTCATTTGCGAAAGATAGTGCTGGAACATCTTTTGAGTTTAGTAAATTACAAACAAAACTGGAAAATGTTGGAGCAGGTAATCAGGACGGGACATTATCAGTATTTAATTTGGTAAATGGTGTTTTACTTGAAACATTCAATTTCAACGGAGGACAGAATGAAAACAACTCTTTTCGCCCTCTTGATATGAATGGGAATGAGATTCGCTCCACCGCTACAAACTTTACGATAAATGCGACTGCTTCATCTGGAAACGGACAAGTAGATATTCAAACAAAAAACACAACTGGTCGCATATCTATATCAGGCGACCAAATCACATCCGCGACCGCAGGTGCGAGTTCAGGACGATATCTTCGCATCTTCTTACCTAATGCTTCTGGTGTTCTAACGCCCTATAAAATAGCATTACTTGATGACTAATTTTAGTGAGGCAACCTGACTTTTAGATTTATTTGTAAATCATACTTATCAGCCTCTAATCTGTAAAATTGTTTAGTAAAATCATAGAATAATTGAAAGAAACTGCCCATAGTATTCGATTGAAACAGTTTATATAAGTTCAAATTATAATTGGATTCAATAAAGGAAATATAATCATCGTTCATATATCGTTTAATAATAAAATCTGTTGTATATAAATCAGGCTCGTACTTTGCATTAATATTAATTATAGATGGTCTATATTTTATATTAACTTCTTTATGATAATTACAAAAAAAATCTATTATATTTAATCTAGAACTAACAGCTAAATCTATATCATAAGTTTTTATTAAAGTGTCTTTATTTCTACTACAAGAATAGCAAATAATAGATAAATGTGTTGCTATTTTATTAATAAAGTTTTTAGTTCTTGACTGTTCCTCTTCTGTTGGTTCTTCCGGATACACAACTGAGAAAGAATGAAAAATATGCCAGAGTAAATGATATATTTTTTTTTGTGAAAACTTGTTTAAAGTTATATTTTTAATCTTATCTTTTAATAATACATCATTTTCTACACCATTGATTATATCCTCGTCGATAAGCGAAATCCTGGTATTAGAACTTTTAATTTCTTCCATATAATATTTAATTATATTGATTTTATATATATTGATTTTATATAAAAAATCTGCTCGTTATCTTGAAAATATAACATAACGCAATATGTTATATTTTAATCATACGTTTACCTTACCTTAATCATCCTCGCTCTCAAGTAGCTTCGTCATTTTCGCCACTTTCCCCTTCCACCAATCCAACGTCTCTGCTGAATATACATCCGCCTTATAACGCCTATGACTAATTGCCTGTTTTGGTGAATCGTAAAAGTAAAAATCCGGCTCATACTTCCCGCGTTTTGCACTCGCATCGCATACCTTCCATAACAAGTCTTCATATATCGAACCCACACGCCAAGGATACGCCACGCCAGTAATTGCATTTACAATAAACTTCCCTTGTACATTTGATGGATAGAAACGACGTCTTGGTCCACTGCTTCCACCACCGCCGCCGCCGCCACGTTTACCTCTGCTATTCTTCGAATGCGCGTCGTCATCGTCGTAATACACCTCCCCCGTACTATTCGGGTTGTGATTCTCATACTGCTGAAGATTATCCCAATCCTTTACCATTTTGACTATACTAACAAATACACACGCGACTGCGACGAACTTTGTTCTGTGATAACTATATTTATAGTAATTTCTTTAAGCAGTTTTTAAAATTATAATATCGGTGAGAATTATTTATATCTTCGTATATATCTTCGTATATATCTTCGTATATATCTTCATTTATCTATCTATTCATACATTATTCGATGTTGACCAAAATCACATCACTATTCGCTGCCAATCTCGCCTCTAATTCGGCGATTAGTACATTTTTCTCATCTAATATTGTTTGTTGAACATCTATTATTTCTTTCAATCTCGCATTTTCTCTCGTCGCACACCCATACATATCTTTCAAATTCTGAAACTGCGATAACAGATTATCTTGATTCACTGCATTCTTCGTCGTCATATCTTTCCGCATTTTCTCGATTTCTCCTATTTGTTTCATTACGTCCGGTTTCATATGTATACCACCTGCGCTATACGCAATCAACGCCTCTTCTAAATCCTCCGTAAAGAACTTTACTATCTTCTCATCTTTTATAAAATCGCTTACTTTCTTATCACTATATTTTATATATTCATTCGTTGCATTCTTGCTGCCGTTCTTATCTATATCATCCAACAACATTCGCTTGTCCATTGTATTATGTGAATGCGAAAATACTAGAATCGTTTTCATAGGCTCCAACTGAACAAATGGTACTGTATAATTTTTAAGAAATTCACGTTCCTCTGCTAAACACGCGTCATCATTGTATCTCGAATCTTTCAATAGTGCACGCCTAAAAGCAAACGTCCCTGCAGTAGCGTGCGCCTTACCGTACGGTCCGAATTGAACCATCTGTTTTCTATCATTGAAATATATATACATCTCGCTAGCCCCGGCACATAAAGCTCCTGGATTCGCTGATAACATCTCCACTGCGTGAGATACACGCTCAGGTGGATAAAAATCATCGTCATCCATATACACGATTATATCCCCCTTCGCCTTCTCGTGCAATATATTTCTCTTTCGCCCAAGCGTCATTTTATTCTCATACTTAAAATATTTGACATTTGGATGATGTGCGACCATATCTTCAACAGGGTCAGAACCGTCATCTACAATTATCCACTCCATACGCTCTTTTGGATAATCTTGACTATTAAAACACGCAATCATCGCTTCTATAAATGGTCGGCGATTAAATGTAGGAGTACATATGCTGACAAATGGTAGGGAAGTAGCAGAAAAATTATTCTTGTTTTTATTGCGCGTCATTTTTTATAAATATATATTTAATTATTATAATTAAATTCACTAAAGTAATTATAATAATAATAGAATTATATTTTTAACATCTTTTTGTTTACTATTTAATATTTACTATTTACTGTTTAATATTTAATACTCTCCGTCTCACATTTGTTTACACAAACCCGGTGAAAGCAGCAATTATTGCAATAAACATAATACCTCCACCAATTCCAGAACCAAGATCCAAGAAAGCAAAATACACTATAAAACAATAAAATATATTCATCAAATATGGCTTACAAGTATGAAAAATATCATTATATCGTGCTTTCTTCTTCGGTTCTACTTCTGCACAAGGATAATATCCGAAAAAGTATACTGTCTGTAATGCTGTCCATATTCCATTTCCAATAAATATAAAAATTCCAAGTATAAGTGTAAAAAATAGACCCCAAAATGGGTGATTATTTAGTACCCCGAATATAGCACCCATTACACCTGCTACCAACCCCATAATCGGTATTAATAAATAAGCAAATAATATCGGAAAAATTAAAAAAATAAGACATCTTCTAAATGGTGACTCTTTCATCTCAGCCGACCATGTTTCTTTGTTTTTTGGAGTAGTGCTGTCACTTGGATTACATAATTCCAAAATCATTTTCGTAAAACCACGTCCGCCTCGTCCGACACCACCATACACCGAATTGAATATATAATTATATAAAGCATCGGACATACCATCGCCACTACTACCATCTTTAAATGCTGTTAATATATTTATATTTTTCTCTTCCTTCTCGATAACATGTAATATTTGCTGGTCTGAATTACACATACGCGCCGATAAATCATACGGAAATCCATATCCAAACAGGCACTTGCTCGTATCTCTTTCGTCACAGTATGGTAGACTATATGGTTTTGTAGGAAGAATAAAATCTTTTTCGTCCTCAGATAATGTTACTAAAAATAGAGCATTTGCACCAAAAATACCCCATAAGTATGTTAAAATTATTGACACTAAAATATGTATAACGTATACAAATATCTGATTTGCTAGCGCCATTTCTTGACTTGAAATCGTAGAATTTGTTTCTGTGCCTGGTACACCTGGAATACCTGATGGTGAAATAATATTATTTAATCCTGGCAACCCAAGTGAATTAAATAAACCAGCCGAACCGGAAGCTCCTGAAGAACCAGAAAATAATACAGCTAGTATGTTATTGGGATTACCAAATATACCTAATACGTTGTTGTTGTTGTTGTTGTTATTACCAGTTGAACCTGTGGTTCCTGTATTTCCTGTGGTTCCTGTATTTCCTGTAGTTCCCGTAGTTCCCGTAGTTCCTGTAGTCCCCGTATCCCCGCTAACACTGCCTCCGTCATCATCGGCAATATCGGGTATTCCCATAAACCCTTCTCTATTCATTTTATAATCAAAAATACCAGCTTTTGACAAGAAATTTTCATAGACTGGCATATTTTATTATTATTATTATTTTTTATTTTTATTAATATAATATATTATAACATTTTATATTATTCAATCATTTTCAAACAATTAGTATTACACGTTTAAGTAAATAATAATTGTTTAAAACAAAATGTTTGCTATTCAGATAGTGTATAATAATTCGTCTAAACAGTACACTACGTATCTTATGTACATTATGTATATTATGTATCTTATGTTATTTTATGACGCTCCTATTATCTCGCATACATAAGTCCGACATTGCCAGACATAAATGTGACAACATTGAACCGTTCTTCCAATACTACTAAATTATAGTTATAGTCATATATGCGCCACACAGGTTTATTCGCACCTATTGGTATGGGTTCGCCAGTAAGCGGATTCGTTTGTCCATCACAAATCGTCAAAAATTTGGCCTGTGGGTCAAGTGGTGGATAAAATGTGGTAAACTCAAACTGAACATTTGAAAACTTACTCGTATTTAAAGCCCCCGACGGCTGTACAATAAACGGGTCAGTATCAAGGCAGAAATTGTAACAATATAGTCCATCAGGTGCATTTCCCTTTGTTCGCATATATTTTTCCACATAATTGAATACACCTGCGTCGAGCGGACTCTCGCGATATTTACCATCTAATAAAATAGCCATATTCATCAATACATCCCGTTGATTTTCTACATTAAATGGTTGGGTAACAAAGTATCCTGTATTGTGTGTAGTTGCCGGGTTATAACCAGGACCAATATATGGCCCAATTCCCCCTGGTGGGGTAGGAACACACGGCAAATTTAATGCCCCATATTGCCCATTATAATCGACCAAAGGGCTGACTGGTGCAGGGACTACATCCACCGGCAAATATCCATAAGGCCAATTCGTATAATTGCTCCACTGATTGCGCAGATTAATATCGCTTCTCTGAAAGAAAAACATCCAGCTACTCACCATACCAAGTGTATTTTCCAACCATACACGCTGAGAACCTGTTACATTATTGAAGTTCCATTCATATGCCGACTTTATAAGATATTTCTGCTCATTTGCGGCGAATACTTTAGCCTCGTCATTTGATAGAAAACCAAATGTGCTTATCAGGTGAATATCTGCATTCCACTCTGATTGAGCAGAATTTTGGTATGTATCTGCGGCAAGACTTACGGTCGGTGGCGACTGTAGGAATCTATACAATTGCATATACTCTTTGGTATAATTTGGCCTAACAATCGGCCATCCATTTGCAGGGTCCATTACATCGCGGATGGTATAAAGGTCCTGTATTGGTCGCATAACTACATCAATCTGCAACTGGTTATATTGAAGTGCGATAAGCGGGAATGCCATTTTACTCGACAGTGTAAACCACGCATTTATAGGTATATATAACTTGCGAGAACGTATCGATGGTTCCGAACCCTGCGATAACGACGTATAATATGCATTTGGATATGTATTTATCCTGCTACCAGAATTTCCCGGATCATTTAGTTCAGGTGTATTTCCCGTCATTTGGTCATATAATTTCTTCTTATCATCAGGAAAGTCGCGCTGAACAAGACCTAGTAAATATTTCCCGGTCAATACCTGTAATGTCTGCCCACCAACCGATATTACAACTTCTTTTATCATTTGTGTTCCTAAATTCTCAATCCAACGAAATTCATATGGCGCCCATGTCTCATTGCAATCATTGGGCGGCATAATCGGGCTCCATATGGTGGGAAGCGTGACGACAATATACGTATCCATTAATAAATCAGCATAACGTGGTACATAAAATGTAAACTTCGAATCTGTAGATAACCGAAGAGAGCGCTGCCCCGTAAAGTCTATCCTAAATTTTTGTAGACCGAAATTTGTATATTTTGCATATGTCGATTTGAAAAATGTTTTTTTGGGGTTTCCATTTAATATAACATTTTGATTTCCGAAAGATACAATATTTAGTAAACCTCCTGTCATTATTTTTTATATATATTTAACATATTAATAATTTTAACAAGTTTTATATATATATTATTAATAGCAATATTATTAATAGCAATATTATTAATAGCAATATTATTAATAGCAATATTATTAATAGCAATATTATTAATATCAATATATATATAATATTATAATATACTGACTTAATAAAAATGAGCACATCAGCACCCACCAATACTACCAAGTCTTTAAATATATTATCCAATTTCAGTGCTAAAAATATACGTGATATGTTACATACTACTGTATCTCCTACAGCAATTCATTGGTTTGGAATGGCGTTTGTTGTCGTTATTTTACTTTGGCTAATTACGTATGTAACTACAAAATTAAATTTAAAACGAACCAATTGTATGAGCATTGAATCCTATTATAACGAACCAACTAAAATCACATCCAGTTGGACAAGTCTGAATTCTAAAGATTATCAAAAAAATCTGCGCGACTTTTATATTAAAACAGCATACAATTGTTGCGCATCCGGACAGTATAAAAACGATTATGTTAGTTTATGTGCCCTATACAATACTATTGTTCAAGGATGTAGATGCCTCGATTTTGAAATTTACTGTTTAAATGACGCTCCTGTTGTCGCTGTTTCTTCGATTGATATGGTGGGAGTCAAGCAAAGTTATAACGCATTACCTATATCCGACGTGTTAAATGCTATAAATACCTATGCCTTTTCGGAAGTTAAAATACCGACGGATGGAAAGGAAACGAGGTTTTGCCCTAATCCTAACGACCCCCTTTTACTACACTTTAGACTTAAAACCAATAAAGTAAAAATTCTTACTCAGCTTGCATCTGAAATATATCAAAGTCTAGGTGATAAATTGTTGCCAATAGAATATGGTCGCGAATATAACGGCAAAAATCTTATAAAATTGCCTATATCCACATTTTTAGGAAAAGTCGTTATTATGGTAGAAAAAAGTAACACTTCACAGGGGATGTCAATCCTTTATCAATCTAAGGTTCTTTGGGAGCTTACAAATGTAACTACCAACTCTGCCTTTATCCACGACCAATTCTTCACTACTATTAAAAATACGGTTGACCCAAAAGAGGTTATTGAATTTAATCGTCAGCATATCACGCTAGTATTGCCCGATGTCACTGAATATGACATAAATTATATATCTACAATACCTCAAGTATTAGGATGCCAGTTAATGGCTATGAGCTTCCAAAATCACGACCAAAACCTGGTTACTTATAACGACCTGTTCGAAAAAGCAGGCAGTGCTTTTGTTCCCAAACCGGATTCGTTATTATATGTACCTACTGTAATACCTACAGAACCACCATTATCTAGTAGGTATAGCACCGCAACCAAGTTTACTGATACGCCTCTAGGTAAGATACCATCATAATATGATATATTGTATCTAGGACATCATTAGTAGTTCCATATTAGTTCCATATTTAATAATTTATTTTATTTTATATTGATAATATAACATACCTAATAACATAAATTAACATACTGAATAAAATAAATAAAATAAATAAAATGTTTAATAATTCACCTGATTCGAACATATTATATTATGAAAACCGCGAGTTAGAATTATTAAAAAATGCAATGAACATCGAAGCAAAAAAGAGAGGAGAACGTATTGCCCAAAACCCGGTGATGAAACAAATTATAAGCGTATTGGAAAAATTTATTCGCGATAAAAAATTGGTTTGTTATGGCGGTACTGCAATTAATAATATTCTACCAGAGTCAGAGCAATTTTATAATCGAAATTTAGAAATACCCGACTATGACTTCTTCTCTCCTAATGCAATAAATGATGCGAAAGAATTAGCCGATATTTATTTTAGGCAAGGGTTCTCTGATGTCGAAGCAAAGGCGGGTGTTCATTATGGAACATATAAAGTATTTGTCAATTTCTTTCAAATTGCGGATATTACTCAACTTGACAGTAAATTGTTTAGTAGTCTTAAAAGAAATGCTCTCGTGAAAGATAAAATATTATATTCGCCTCCCAATTTTCTTAGAATGGCAATGTATTTAGAACTATCGCGTCCCGGCGGTGATATTTCTAGATGGGAAAAGGTATTTAAACGTTTAAATCTTCTGAACCGTCACTACTCTTTAAAGGCTGTAAACTGCGATCCCGATACATTTAAACATTCATTAACAGCGCGTTCATATAATAAACAATTCCAATATGAGAAAGAGAAAATACAAACGACTATAAAAAATATTGCCTCTAAAGAAAAACTTGTTTTTATAGGTGGGTATGCAAATGTTTTATATTCGCGTTATTTGCAAAATAATGAGCGACGATATTTAGAAGAAATACCTGATTTTGATTTGTTATCCAATTCGCCTGATAAAACAGCGAAAGCAATAAAGGAGGCACTCGAAAAACAAGATATTCGAAATATTACAATTGAAACTAAGGCAGCGATTCCTGAATATTTATCTACTCATTATGAAGTACGTGTCGGGTCGCAACCTGTAGCATATGTCTATAAGCCCCTTGCTTGTCATAGTTATAACTCCATAAAAGTAAATGGGAAGATATTCCGTGTAGCTACAATTGATACAATGATGAGTTTTTATCTTTTATTTTTATATGCTGAACGCCCTTATTATAATCCTCGTAGAACACTATGTTTGTGTGAATATTTATTTAAAATACAACAAAAGAACCGTCTCAAACAAACCGGGTTGTTACGCCGTTTCAGCGTCACGTGTTATGGTAAACAAAAGACACTAGAAGATATTCGAAATGAAAAGGCAAAGCAGTATAAACGACTAAAAACGAAAAAGAAAAGCAAAGAATATAGTCGATGGTTTTTACGCTACAATCCTGAATTAAATCCTGCAAACAAGCCTTACATTAAGCACGATAAAACAGAAGAGGATATCATAAACGAGGCGAAACTTGCACTCGAGGCAAAGGTGCTTACTTCTAAAGCTATTATAAATGGTATAGAGGGGATTGAGGGGATTGAAGGACTAAATAAACTAAAATTATCGAAGAAACATAAAACCGATACACCTTCGCCGATGACCCCAATTAAGACGCCTACCGCTTTGCGAATAAAAAAACTCAAAAATAAGACGGTACGAATGCTGTCATCTATACGAGGTACAAAACTATCATCCATATCACGGTCGCGTAAAAATAAAGAAATTGATAATTTATTATTTGTAGAGAAAGATATACTTCCATCTATGGGTAGCGATTAATATGACATCTTTCGGTATTTCTATCTTTCTATATTTCTTTTCATTTAGAGCAATATCGTGTTATAAATGAAAATAATTGTTACAAAGCGGCAATACTAACAGTGTCGTATTTTATAACGATTCCATCTGCTCCAACATTTTAGTTAAACCGAAATATCCTAAAGCAAATAATGCGCTCATAAAAACCAGCCCGCTAACATTGAAATTGCCATCGGCATTAAATACAGAAGGTAAATACTTCAAAATATATTTACGTGTAATAGGAAGCTGAAATGCAAAATAAAGAATACCTACCAAAAGTGGTACTTGAATCAATTTATATATCGCCTCCATATTATCGTTTGTATTTACGTGTGTGGCATTTCTTACTTCAGTCATCATATCTTCGTCGTGTTCCTCAATATAATCTGCTTGTGGCTGGTTTGGTGGTGGTCTAGGGACGAAATTAGGTTGAATTTGTGGGTCGTTCATCATATTCATCGTATTCATTGGTATATCGCGTGATTGTAAATTTGTTAAACCACTGGCACTCGCTCTTTGTAATCCTGAAACTAGTTCGTTGATAACATTGGGTTGCTGTTGCATTTGCTGTTGCTGACCATTTAAACCTGCTATATTTGGCGAATATACTTGTCCTTGTATTTGTGATGGTGGTGGTGGCATACCCATTCCACCTCCACCTCCGCCTCCACCTCCGCTGTTAATCTCCATTTTTTGAATAGAAATATTATTTTGATTTCCACCCATCATGGGGTCCGTCGGAAGATCATCGATGCTTGTTGTATCAGACATTTCTTAATATATTCTATAAAGAATGATAGATTTGTATTTACTACGCAAATCTAACTAATTTTTTTTGAGAATCACAACTTTCCGATTTACTTGCATATGTGTAACATTTGTCACCGTGTATGTATGTCTCTTTCTCTAATTCGTTTACTGATGGTGACGTAAAAATAATACATTGTTCTCCTTTGCACTCTTTTCTAAATAATGTTGAAAGTCCTAATCCAAGAATAATAGACATTATATATTTACTTGTAGGAGAGTGTAACCAACGTTTAAGATTCATTTATAGTTTATTATATGCTATATATTAGTTACTATATATTATTTACTATATATAAATATATAAATATATAAATATAGTAAAAATCCTTGAATTATAATTATAAATATAAATATAAATATATTATGCTTGAATAGGTATAGTTTTTAATGAACCTGTATTAAATGGACACTTCTGTTCTGTAGCTGCAAAAGTGAAACAGTTTTCGGCTTTATCTACATATTGAAATTTATTATTATTATCTACTGTAGGATAGATTAATATACTCCGTTGAGGAGGATTTGATATATATATATATACCATTCCTATGAGGAAACTTATAATAAATAGCGGTATTGAAATATATTTCATCTATATATAAAATATATATTATTTTATATATTTCATAATATGATTTGAATATCTATGAATATCTATGAATATCTATGAATATCTATGAATATCTATGAATATCTATGAATATCTATGAATTTCTATGAATATCTATATAAAAAATACGCATTCGGTACAATTTTATATACAGCCAAACTATTAATCGTTTTTTTTACTATCGGTAATGGTCATTGTTTCTGATTTTTTAACCATACACATAGATTTGCAACTACAGTCTATATCTCCAACTCTAGGTGGTAGATTCGTTATTTCACACTTGAATTCTTTTTCATTTGATTCAGTCTGAAGTGGCTCAAATCTTTTACACGTATGTGAGCAATCACATTTGTTTTTAGCTGCATTACAACATAATAAACCAATACGACCACTTGAGTATTTTGATATATGTCTGGTTAATAATTGTTTATCAGATATATTATAATACATATTTCTTATACTAAACATATTCATTGCACGTGTCAATGTTTTGAACATTTCGCCATTAATATAATATATAAAAATATTTCTATATCATTTTAAAATATACATTATTATCACTCGCTCGTACCATCTGTGTCGTCTACATTATTATCTCTTCTACCTGCATTTAATGTATTATACCCTCCACATCCTCTACATTTAAGTCCCATCGGATGAAACCTCACTTCCCCTTTAAATTCGCAATCATTACATATGATTTGTGTGTTAATGCTTCCATTATATTGCATTGTAGAAATTAATCTATCGTACTCTGCTGTAACCTTTTCAAGCATACCACCCATTAGCATAGTCTTCCTACAAAGTGGACACGTGAATCTATTTTGACGTATTGATGACATATAGCATTCACTATGAATAATATGCCCACACGGTAATATAATCGTGCTATCTCTTGACAAAAAAATACTTTCCAGGCATATACAACAGTCATTGTTAAATGCTTCAGATATACATTTATGTGTGTCTTTTATACATTTATTTATACATCCACCACATTTATCACAATGAAAATATTCCTCCCTTGTATGCCCTATACTACACATTCTACATATATTACACTTATCACAATGATAAATCTCTGCAGGCGGCTCATTGGAATATAAATTACATACTCCACAATAATATTTCGCAAATTCAATATTATTCATATTATTATTACAATCCGGGTTTACACATATGTTTGAAACAGGTTGCCTCATTTTGCATACATTACAAACAATCTCGGTGATATCATACCTATTTATCTGATGATCAGATATTTCAGAATCGTGACAAAGTCTACACCCAAATTCCTTATCACAACATTTTGCAACTATCTTGCATCCAGCAATATAATGTCCGCAGTTATTGAATCTATTTTCGAATCTATTTTCTATTTCATATTTTTCATTCTCTAGTTTACGCATTTCTCCCGATTCTCCCGTTTCACGCATTTCACCATTCTCTGAATCCGTACTCATCGTACACCACGAACTATCATCAGTGTTATCCGTGGACATAAAATCCTATTAATAATATATACGCAATATGCTTTATATATATTATAATCATTAATTACATAAATCAATTACATAAATCAATTACATAAATTAAACGATACCTTTGCTACTCCTACACCCAATATAATACCCCCTAAAATTTGTAACACTGTATGACAGTCTAGGTATATCCGCGCCCATGCTAGAATTGCTAAATATATAGGAGCAACTATTAATGTGGTTTTTTTATATTTTGGAAAAAATAAATATGTCAATGCTAATATCATTGTAGCCTTCATTGTATGCATAGAAGGGAATCCTATAATATTATACTCGTCACTATTCACAGTTTTCTTTATTCCCTCTAATATAAAATTAGATTCCAAAAGGTCGTAATCCATATTCTCATCTACACATTTCCCTGGTCTATGTAAGAAACCATAATTAAATCTCATCAAACATATTTTTAATATAGTTGCTAAAATATTAACCACAAATACGATTAATATAATATAAAACCATTTCCTATCTCTCAATATAACTAGTGATATAAAAACAGACAAATACATAATAAAAACAGTATTCGAAATATACTGCGCTGCAATATATAATGTTTCATTTTTTGTAATTACCGCATTTCTCCCGTCATTGGCGTTCATCGCCGGTTTAGACTCTGACAATCTCGCCTTGTCGTCGCCTCCCCTCGACATTTTTGAGTCTTTGAAAACGCCTTGTTTGTATTGCGCGGGAGATTTTGTTATATTCGACGGATGTATATTCGGAATATACAACTTATCCGATGATACATTGTTCATATCACTTACATACTATAACATAATAATTTTAATAACTGAAGACTATATCCAAAATATATATTATAATATTATATATTACCTTTTATTATCTCTCTCTATCGCTCTCTCTCTATCTCTATCTCTTCCTCTTCAGACAATAATAATGTTTCAAAAGGTAAACCTATATACCTTTATGTATAGACAACTAAAATCATTTTCTCTAATTATCTTTATTATCACATTTGGGTTATTAATCACAAAAAGTAAATATAATATTATTCCATTAAATATTATCACATTAGTTGGCAGTATTATTTTATTTCATTATTATCCAAATTATTATAAAATAGTGAAAACAAAGGATCCGAGTTTGATACCGCTATTAGCAGTATTCGATTTTATTGTTCATTATACTCCACTTATTTATATTATAGCATATAAAGTATTTAATAAAACTAAAATAAACTATACCTTATGTGCTATAATTTTTATATTATACTTTGTTTTATTTCATTCAGATATACAAAAAATATATTTCAATTATAATGACTACTTTACAAAGGCGATCACGTGAGGACGCTCTAAATATACTTCCGTATTTTTAATCGTATTCTTATTCTGTATCAACTTAAATTCCTGAGTATCGTCGTTATATTCTATATCATTAAACAAGTATGTAACATTCCTTAACTTTTCTGCAACAGGTATAATATGATTTAAGTATATATCTATAACCGTCTTCAATTGCTCTTTATTACTCGTAGATGCATACTCTTTCATTATTTGTTTTATCTGTTCGACATATGTATTTATCTCCGTATTGTACGTTTTAATATCTCTCACCTTTTCAGGATTATTCAGTACATCTATATATGTAGAATATAGTTTCTCATATTTAATCATCTCTGCTTCTAATTCCCCTTTAGCTTCGCTAAATTTCTGCTGTAACTGCGAATCTGTTATATATTTAAATAGCAAATCTAGTTTATATTTTATAATATTTTCCTTTATCTTCTCAATCTTCTTATAGGATACATCTATTAAATCTTCTACACATCCGATTTTACCCTTAGATATATCCATATTAAGACCACACGGATTTGACTTATTACCACAAACCGCCTTTAGAATCCGGTTTTCATCAGTAAAATTTGTTCCGCCTTCTGCTCCACATACGATACATTTCTTTGTTGCTCCAAGACGAGTAATTCTCTCTTTTTTCGTAGACAGTGAAAGCGTTCCGTCTAATATTATAGACATTTTTTTACTATCATATTTATCATCGTATTTGCTTTTTAATTTATAATATTCAATCAACGCATTTTCAACTGAAATATGTGAATGAGAATGTGACATTTCTTCTATAATATTCTATAATATTCTATTTTATTGTATTATGTTTATTATAATTTATAAGGATTTACGATAACATCTGACGATGATACATCCCATAATGGCAAGTCGGTAATTAGATTCGTCTTACTTCCACCTACACCATTATTTCGCCTGGATGACTCTATTTTCACATTTAGAGAATTTAGTCGTGACAAAATGTCCTGCTTCTGTTCTCTAAACTTAGCTTCCTTCTCTTCAGGTGTAAGTTTACCACGATATTTATAATATAAAAATCCACCGATTATAAGAATAAATATTAGGAATAATACTAAATTAAAAACAGTATTTGTAAAAATATATCTCTGTTCATTGCATTGTTTCAACACTTGATTCATAAAATATTTAACACCAGGTTCTGTCAATATAGGTTTTTCCATTTTAGTTATTTAATGATTTATTAATGATTATTAATGATTTATTGAAGGTTAACGGAATAAAAATACTAATACAATATAATAGGATTTTTTTAAAATAAATTATACATATTAGATATAATGGCTCCACCTTCATCATCTGCTTCTGGTTCTGGTACACCAACATCTAATTCCGCCAACACCAGTAATGACAATAATAATACACCAACCAATACAAGTAATACAACCAATACAAGTAATACAACCAATACAAGTAATACAAGTAGTACACCAGATACCGGACTGCCACCATATACCATCCCAGCACAGCCTAGTAAAAATCCATTTAATAATGTACAATTGTCAAATTCAACGGGAACATCAAGCCCCCCTGATCCATCTACATCTATTTTTGCATTTTTTCTTATAACTCTCATCTACTTTATTGCTAAATATCAAACACCGGATACAATGTCTACTATGTTAAATATCATTTACGTCATCGCCATTATATCTACACAAGTATCTATAAATGCCGCTTTAGCAAAGTCTGTATGTAATAATCCAAATTCTACTAATGTCGGAATTTTAGCAACTATATTCCCCATGGTGTTTATCTTTGGTCTACTTGAATTAATGCTTAATATATATCCCGGATGGGTAGAACCATTCTCAAATACATTTGGATACGGTATTGTCAAATTATCCGGGTTGTCTACAACTATAAAGAATCTTATAAAAAGCCCGCAAACAAGTTCAACCGGTAAAATGGTTGCATCGGCATTAAATAACATTTATAATGACCCTTCCATTTTTATAAACCAGTTTAGCTACGATAATAAAGATGCCTTTGATAGGACGTGGAATAACAGTTATGCAAACGGAAATGGTCTATTTGTAGAAAGCGCAAAACCAGCAGCAAGTGAATCTAATTTGTACAAGGAATTTAGACATTGTGTAAAACTAAAAGATATTGTAGGTAAATTCGTTTGGTATATTCTTGTTGGTGTTCTCATCACGACTAAAAGCTACAACAACATCTTAAATGAACCTTGCTCTCTTAACCCTGACGTAGCAAGTAAAATGGCTAAACAATATCAAGAAACAAATATGTCTCAAACAAGTCATAACGATACCCCCAATGGATTCACATATACTGATGGATAATATACAACCACACAATCACGTAATTATTCGAGCCCGGTTTTATATTCGAAAATATAAATGACGCCTACATATATCAAAATAGCTAATATGATAGCAAATAACCAGATAGGTACAACCGTTTTATTTTTATATCCAATACCGAATCTGCGAAAACTCAAGTCCTTATTATATATAATAGATGGTCTGAATGCATTTATAATACCGAATAACATAATAAAAATAAAAATAGAGACTATACTTAGAGCTTCCCTTGATATTAAATTATTAAACATTGTAATTTGCTAAATCGTGATATATATATAATGTATATAACATTGTTAAAAAAAATATAAAAAATAATCTAAATGTAAATCAAAATCAATTACAAATAACAATCATAACAATCATAACAATCATAACAATCATAACAATCATAACAATCATACAAATGTTATTAATACCAACAGCGGCTTTAATAACATTAACATTATCATTTATAATTACTACGAATTCTTAGTCGCCTTATCTAGAAGAACTTCGCGACTAATGTTCCGTATTATTTTCCTACCATTTTTCTCGTAATTTTCTATAGGTTCACATACATTTCGCACCAAAGTCAAGTATTCGATTTGCTTCTCTTCGGTATCAAACCAGTCTGGATTTTGGTCCACCCATTTACATATAGAATTTCTCTCCTTATTTGCGATTTTTACGATTGTATTTTTCATTTTCTCGTGATTATCGTCTTTCTCCCATTTTTCGCAGTCCTTGATATACATTGTATCCCTCTTGGCGTCGGTACAGTGTATGGGACGTTTGTGAACATCCAATTGGCGCAGTCCTTTTATCATCACATTTGTAATTCCTTCAACCAATCCTTTATTTTTAGAATAGGCGAGGTCCTCAAGGGTTATCTTTAAAGATTCTATGAAGTCACTTATATTGAGAGCATCTTTGCACTTCTCGTTTAAAAACAAATTCAGATTGAAGTTATTCGTATTATTATTATTGACAATATTATGTATAACACTTTTCTCACGTGATAAGCTAATAAGTTGTTCCTGTAGTTTTTCATTCTGCTCGATAAGTTTAATAATTAATTCGTTGCTCACGACCTTATTTGTTGGCACGGCTAATGATGCGAGGTCAATACAACTATCGTCAATATTTATAACCTTACAAGTCTTCTTATGATAACACAAACTTGATGCAAACTTGTATATATTTCCACACGAACAATGGTAAGGTTTTTGCTCGGAACCTTTTGGAACCTTTTTGTTAGTATTATTTAGCATTTTATGTTTACGTGTGAGTAAATGACGCTCATATTGACTCTTCCTTACGGTAATATAGTCACAAGATAAGCAAGAATAATTTTCGAACTTTTTCGGAACCTTTTCGTTAGTAGACATTAGTATATAATGTCCAGAAAAAAAATGTCTAAACCCTTTTCCGAAAATATGTAAAAAGTTTATCGTAACAAATTTTTCAACTTAAAAAAGTGATTGTGAGCATTATGGTCTGAGTGATGTATGCATCGTTTTTTTCAAATCTAAAAACTTTTTTTGCAAAATGGACATTTATTTTTGTCCATTTTCGATTTTTCTGTTTTAAATTTGAAAAAAACGATTCACTTCACTTTCATCCCAGTACCAATAGGGCCATGGCGCCTTACTGAGATTTTTATTTTTTAATATATAATCTTAGAAACTACACGCATTATCGTCTTATGGCAGCGGCGCTATGCTGCGCGTGTGCGGCGGCGGTGGCGGCGAGATGGATAGTGTCGGCGTACGCACAGGCGTATCTGTACCCATATTATCCGTACCCATATTGTTCGAATATATTATTTAAAAAATTGATTTAAATAATATGCGACATAACAGTTTATATCTGTACAATGTCAAATATAGCACGAAAGTACTATTGTAGAATATGCGACTATACTAGTGGACAAAAAACGCACATAGATTATCATAGAGGTACTGACAGACACGCGGCAAAGTGCGTTGAGTTGGCCGAGAGAATAAAAAAAGATAGAACATTATATTATAAATATGTTACAGAGTTGGATATTGTCGAAGATGACGACAAAACTGTCATTGAACTACGTAAAGAAATAATCGATAAATTATCCTCTATATATACATCGGAGTCGAAGTTAGAAGAATACCAACAAGAATACCAACAGGAATATCAAACAGAAGTACCTATTTATCTGAATCACGAATTGACACAATTTACATTGGGAAAAACAGAGCAAACATTGAATTCTATCATAGAGCGGTATTTGATAAATTCTATTTCTCCAAATTCGCACATCATACAAATTATTATTACTAATAAAAGTCTTGGAGAAACAACGCAGTGGCAAGTAAGGACGAAAAATAGAATGAACCAGTATGAAAATATTGATGTGGATATTTTATCAAGTGATGGTAAAAGCGAATACCATAATATTCATAAATTTATTTCCAAAATAACGATGGCTAAGACGAAAGCCGAACTTCCAAATATATTAATCGTATGTTTTCATAAAAAAAGAATAGAAGATATACTTACATTATTCAAAATGTTTTGCGGACCAACTATGATGATACAAAATGCTAAACTAAAATTTCATTTATCGTTTGATGAAGTTGATGCAAATATGGGACTATGTTCCATTTTCCTCGCAACATATAAAAAATATATGAAATTATTGATTGCTATCGAATTCATCACAGCATCACCATATGAGAAATTCTGGAAAATGTTACACGATAACGATATATTTAAATTACTTAATCCGCATAATTCGGGGAAAAAAAATAAACAATATTTAGATGAGAATTCGTACGAAGATTATTTGAATAATTATTTTCAAATAAAAGACCACGTGCATCTTATTTGTAATTTAGTTACCGGTAATCCTCTGGAATATATCGAATATGTGTTTGAAAATATGTGCCCCATCTTTGAAAACGACATAGACGGTACCCAGAAAAAAATAAGAGAAATACCCTACATAAATATGAACGACGGGGTTCGAAAAATTATATTTTCGCCAGCACATTTATATAGAGAAAAACGAGGAGTCGGTAGCCACGAAGAAGTGGTGCAATTTTATAATCAGAAGGGATTTACTGTGTTTTTGAGCAATGGCACATTTAAAGGTTTCATAGAACCAACCGGGGAAAGAACGACGCTTGAGGATTTCAATCACTACAACAATGTTAGCGGTGAATTGAGAGATACGATGCGAAAATGGGCTGAAATGTATCCCACTACCAATATCGCAATAACCGGGTATTGGACAATTGAAAGAGGTATTACTTTTCAAACCGATGGCTTTAACTTTACGCACGCCATTATATCGGACTATCACGCAATATTGTTAAATAAACTTATTCAGCTAATCGGTCGCACAACTGGTAATAAGCTATATATTCAACATAGGTGTAATATTATATGCCCGCAACATATAATAGATACGGTTAATACGTTGGTGAACAAAACAATAGAATTACGCACCGAAAATCCTGCAAACTATAATTCTACCGACTTTTCGGACAAAAATAGTAGTATTCCTGTTAAACTCACATTCGTGGACGATGCTCATAGAGAAAAATGCTTTGCCGCTATAAACTGTAAACGCGGCTATAAACAACACTTACATTCATTGCTGAAGGAAGGTTATCAGTCCGGAAAAATTATACTAGAAGATAGAAATAATATTCACGTATTTACACAGGATTCCAAAGATAAAACAGGGGCTACAAAACTATTTGACGATATACACAAAAGTATTTCAAATGTTAAAGTTTACACACTATCAGACACATCGCCTCAATCCAGGCGTTTCGCACAATTTAATAGCGCATTCAATACATATAAACCTACATCACAAACAGGTGGGGTAGGTGAATACAGTATTGATATGGCAAAAGATAAATATGAACATAACGGGTTTATCAATGAAGTTAATATTGCGTGGATTACATTTAGACACGAACAATGAATCGCCTATATCGTCTATAAAAATAACTTACTCATCCACATCACCCCCACGCTGATTATATTCGCCATCGTCATCCACGCCACCCTCACCACCTCCACCACCCCCGCCATATTCATCGTCATCTCCTTGACGATTATAATCATCATCTAGTTCTCCGCCAATAAACTCTGCTTGATGATGCATCTCGTCCTGTTCTGTTGCATATACATCTCGCATACGCTCTGTCACTTTATCGGCAGTGACACGCTTATCTAGTTTCGCCTTCTCCTCCTCGCGCTTAAATTCTGCTTCCATAACTTCACGTTCCTGTTCATATGTCTCTGGTACATAAAATCGAAGCCCCTTTGTACCGCCAACATTCCAATCACCAATTCGCAAATTCTTTCTTATATTCTCCATTTCACGCTCATCTTTCTGCATTTCTCGTAAATCACGCGTTATAATATCCTTCTCTTTATCTTTCGACTGTGTGATATCCTCCTTTATATCCCGTTTGTTTACATTTATAGCATTTTTATCTATTATCATCACATCGATAAAGGCTATCAATAATTCAGCAACTGTCTGTTTCAATTCTATACTCTCCTCTGCCATTATTTTCATTTCGGAAACAGCCGATACACCATTTTGCTCAGACTGTGCTTGCAATACAGATGTAAGGTCGTATTCAGCATCCTCGGGCAACACTGTCTCACGAACGTTCATCACAGGTGTTCGCGCTATAGTAACATATTTCAGTACAACATTTAGCAAATAATAAGTAAACAAATGCCGGATCAAGTCATCATTGAATACAGAATAAAAGCCTTCGCCTACTTTTACGCGATCCTCGCGTTCACGCCCCCTAGATGATGCCGCAGCCGAAGCCGCAGCCGACGAACGTTGCGCCATTGCTCTTCTCGCGCGTTCCGCTTCTTCATCGCGGCGTTTATTCTGTTTCGACCGCGATTTACCACTAATATCAACAGTCTCGAAAAACTCCGATATATCTTGTTCGCCTTCTATCATCATAACTTCCTCATTTTGGCCCTCTATATCAATAAACTCAATGACTCGTGCCAACAGCGGGGTATGAGACGCAAATATTAACCACTTACCCATCGTATCTTTCACTTGTTTAAGTAAATCGCGAAGTATACTATCTTTATCCTTCAAAAATTTATCAATCTTAGAATAATAACGCTTAACAATTTCTTGTACATCTTTCACGTGAAACTTCGACAAACCCCAGTGTTTCGAGACAGCAATCTTCTTATAATCTATATTATTCATTATAATATTAGGAAAAACATCTACCAGATTTCGTATCTGCGTCACTACATAACTCATACCTTTATACGTTGCAGTATCCTTACGCGGGCACATAATACCATCACCACCAGCCTTAAAACTGGTGACATTTAATAGAAAACTCTTGTAACGCCGTTGCGTGTTCAAATTTATACGCTTGTTATCAGTTATGAAACGCACAATATTATCAGCAATTTCCGAATTTTGTTCAGCTAGATAATTCTTCAAATCTCTCAACTCTTCAGTATCTTCCGTAATTTCAATATCAAAAGTGTCCATTACAGCCTTCAGTCTTACGATAAGCGGCTCGGGTATTTCGATATTTTCGGGCGTTTTATGCTCTTCCCAAGATGTAATTAAGTCGCGCAACTGCTGTATATAGGATATGGGTTTCATCTCAAAATCAAATGGGATAACGTGATCACGATTCACAATTTGCAATAGAGCTTCTAGTGCCTCGTTGGTATAGTTATATTCGCCTGTACTCTTCAGTTTATCTATTTTATTGCGAATAGATTCTTCCGCGGGATTATATATACGCTCTGACGGTTTTTGGTGACATATATGTTGAATATTCTCTGGAATAGGTAGTGTATCATTATTGAATTTGCAATACGTGATGAACGCTAAGTATATAGTAGTTTCATCAAATGTATCGGGAATTTCCGGATATTTCGTGCGCGTATTTTTGGGGTCTAAGAAAGCGACGGATTTCTGAAGCGATATAATATCGTGCATATTGTTGCACAATTCTTTAACAATAGTATTATACTTGAATATATTTGCATCGCGCTCTGCAAAATATCTCACCGTGTTTATTGAGCCTTCTGGATTGCAACAAGCATTCTCAACAAACGGCTCGTTTGCACCATTTGTCATAATTAATTTCTCTTTACTAACAACATCTTGTATCATAACTTGTATTGCAAATGAAAAATGTATAATCTTTGAACGGATAGCAGATATTTTATCATACTGCGTTTTTTGACCCTTCGATAATTCTTCTTTTAAAGTCCGCGTGAAATTCGGCGACAAAGCTTCGGGTGTCGTCATTTTAATACGCGAAAGCGGTGGCAGGAAATTTATCCAGCGTTTAATATCGTGTTCTGCAGGCAATTCGTCTGCTGCATAAAGCTTATTATATTCTCTCTTTTCTTCCAATTTCGTTTTTATGGTGGCATTCGGTATAACAAACTTATCCATAAATCCCTTCATTTGGTCGATAAGTGTCTGCTCTTTCTTTATTTTTTGAATTGTATTCCACGGTTCTATACCGGAGCTAATTTTTATGGCAATACACGAAATATATTTCAGCAACGAATAATCTCCCTCGCCGTCTATTGGATACCCTACAAACGAACGCAAACATCCTGGGAACGTTTTGCGAGTCTTTATAGCAGGTATCGACGTCTGAATCGTGACAGCTAGATATGAGAGTGTAACCATCAATATAGTCAGCAGCTTATATTCTTTATATGTCTTCGATTTTTTTGCACCCGCGTTGTATGACTCTTCCGTCGGAAAAGCAGACGATAAAATAAATCGCATAGCATTTTCGACAATAAACACTCTTTGGCCATCCAAATCAATACCCATATATTTTGTCATTGTTGTCACTACATTGCTCATCATTTGTGCATCTGGGTTTTTAAATGTCTGTATTTTACGCTCCTGTATACTCTGGATTAAACTCTCGCTTAGACTACTTTCGATAACATCACGTGTCTGTAATTTATATCCAGCTGCATCATATCCCTCCTCATTATCAAGGTCTATATTCTTTATAACATAACCACTGTGTTTATCAGTCCAAGCCTCACCATCCTCGCTAATAGAACCGCGCTCTTTACAAATCGTATCTATCGCCATTTGAACATCGCCCTGATTTAGAAATGTAGAAGCAATCGTCTCGAAAAAAGATGGCACTATTTTTGTATTCGTATCTTTACAGTATAACCAGTAAGGATTCTCAATTTCAATACTATGAGGCATTTGCGAACTAACGTCGATAGCTTTGCGTGTAAACCTCTGAATAAAACGCATAATATTTTTCTGACGTTTGACATAATCTGTCTGACCCAAAATCAGGTCGAAAATACGGGCGTATGGGGAGATAGGTTGACTATTGGTGCGGTCTATATCGACGCCTGTCAAATACTGAAAGTCGTTATATTTATATATATTATACTTCTTGACACTTTGCAACTTAGCAATTGTATCAAGGGAGTATTTATATTTACGATATACAGTATCTATTATAAGCTTTTTCGATTCGTGAATTCGTGAATCAAATTCATCGTACATTTGCTGTACGATTTGGTCTTTCATTGTATCGGCAGCCAAGTCGGAGTTTAGGCATTTCTTATTTATAGAAAAACAATCGTCCTTAACATTACAAAAATATGCGGTGTCGTACATACTTACAGATGAAGGAATAGTATCATCTTTTACCCATTTACCTTTGTCGCGAATATAATATTCGTAGCGGACGCCATCATCGGCAGCATCACCTGCTTCTGCGCCTCCGCCTCCGCCCCCGCCTCCGCCTGATTCCTCATCCGGAATAACAAGAACTGCATATTGACCGTCTTGAACAGAGCGCTTCCCACGCATCATATCGCGTATTTCCGACCTAGCATCGGTTATAGGTAGCTTCGTCTTTTTCATATAACGGCTAGCTAAAAATGTCTCAAAATCTGCGGCATTATATTCTGCCTGCTCTTTTTCGTGTTTCTTCAAAAATGGATAATCAGTAAAATCATATAACTTGTCATAATATATTTCCTCGCCTTCGTCTTCTTGTAAATCAGACCTATCAGTGTATTTCTTTGTAAGGACAAAATTTTTACACGTGTTTTTTTCGTTACCTGCTTTCAGTTTTTCGTCAAATTTACCAGTTTCCTGGGCGTATAATTGGTCGAAGTCAAAAGGCGTGATTAGGTCTTCGTTAATAACAGCAATAGTGTTCATATATAATCGCGCATTATCTACACAAATAAGACGATATAATATCTCTTCATTTGAAAGTTTAACATTTGGAAACACTTTATTGGCATCGAAGCTGACAATCGACGACGACGAAGCATCTCGACTTTCAGTCATTTTTTGACGCTGTCGGTCTTCTATATATTGCTTCATTGAAACTATCACAGGTGCGATTACATCCGTCTTTACCAAATAAGTCCTTCCGAAATATTGCTTAGTAATTTCATCGAAATCATCGGGATATTTACGCTTCATATAATTAAATACACTGGTCAAATCTGCCATACTTCCAGTATCTATCGGCATCTTATTCACTGTCTCAACATATTTCGCGGATTTAGCAATAGCGCGCTCTTCAGGCTTTTCGGTAAAATTATCTAAATCAGCTTCGAAATCTAAATCTACACGAGAACTAAAAACAACAGGTTTTTCACTTCGAGGGGCATCACCTCTTCCTCCTCCTGTGCCTCCTGCCCCTCCTGCGCCCCCTATTCCATCTCCTTCTCCTGCAAAATTCTCAGGAGAAAGACCATAAATGTCAAGAATATCGACATCATATTTTACCTGTTTAGAATCGGTAAGCAAACTATATAGAGCAGACGCAGCAGCACACTTTGAAATATATTTTTTCGAAGATAAAATGGCATATTCTTTCGCAGATTGCACAAGTTTTGCTTTATAAGCCAACACCTTTTGCTCGATCATAGATACGATAAGATTGTACTGTTTGGTGTCTAAATCGCGGACATAAACCATAAAAGGCTGTAAAACAGCAACATAATTGGTAAGAGTGATATTGCCTGTAACATATTTATTCATAATATCAAACAACATTTCGGTTGTAGGTACAAACATTTGAATAAACTTATTGTATTTCTCTCGCGAATCCAATTCTTGGCTAGAAATAAAGGTCATAAAGCTCGATGTAAATTGTGTAATTTCTGACTCGGAATATTGGTTATGAGTTTCCCTCTCATCCAGTTCAATCGTTTTCTGTGTAATACTGGTGTTCTTACGAAGCAGACTCCAATATTGGATAAAATTCATGTTCATATTTGCGCGGGAAATAATACTGGTTTCTGGTAGAGAAATATTAGAAAATACAATTGCAGGTTCTGGAAGAGTTAAAAAGGACTGAATATTAACTTCATCGGGTTGCGTAAGAGGGACCGTCTCTACGACATCATAGTTCCGCTTCCCGAAAGATTTCGACTTCTTTATGTGAATATTAGAAAGACCGAGGTTATATGTCTGTATAATGAATCGACTTCTTTTTACGGCATCGCGCTTTACAATACTTGAATAAAAATTGCCGAGATTATCTAACACGGCTGAAATATTTGTCTGAACGGATTGAATAATTGGACCATCTGCATTTTGAAAAGGTGTTATATAATCACTTATTTTCGACATATATGCCTTAAATGTTTCCTTACTCGATGAATAATCCTGTGCAATCGTATTAAAAGCATCGATGCTATCGTCGATGGTATTAAGTGTAAAGTCGCTTTGCTCACTCATTGATACCGACTCTACATTATAAAACTTGCGAATATTTTTGACAATAGGTATAATCCAGAATAGTTTTTGATTTAATGACATAAGTGCCTTAGCGAGGGGTTTATAGTGTTCAGTATTATACGGTCTAGGAGCAGCATTGCCATTTGCATCAAATATAGAAAATTCGTCGCGTAACTGGCAGAAGCGCTCAATCAAGCTATGAATATTATTTAATACAACCTTTGTACGTTTGTCGTTAGGTACTTCGGAAACCAACTCATTTAGCAAATCAGATGTCTGTTTTTCAATACTGTAGCGTTTTTGCTCATCGGGAAGCTCTACGACCTGAATAATTGGGGCCAAATCATCGCCAAACTGAATCGAGTCAGCATCGATTAAAATCTCTTGAAGCATCGATTTCATTTCTTCTACAGGAACTTTAGAAGCAATGTCTTCCCGTTCAGAACCAGCGGCTGCCTTAGATTTACTTATAGAAATCGGTTCAACGCCTTGTGCTGCATCTTCATCGACCGAGCGCATAAGTTGGACATCTCTGGTAGAAAGAGCGGCGGCGGAGGCGGCGGAGGCAGACAATCCAGCCTCTTCTACTTTACTGGGAGGGCTACGTATTTCGATACGTTCAATAGGTATATTTTCTGGGATACCTTTATAACCAAAATCTAAATAGAAAATCTGGTCACCGGGGTATGTTTTTACTTCAATCATATCTTCTTCTAAATCAGTAATTTGTCCGGTTATAATAGTAGGAAGGTCTCCGCTGAAACTTATATTTATCCATTTGCCTATAGTTAAACCATTTTGCTTGGCATAACCTGGGAATTTATGCCGGTCCAAAATATAGATAGATGTAATAGATTCATCGGTAAAGCCACCATTTGGACCAATCGTGAGAACGAGGCTGGTCGTTGTAGAAGCATTGATTAATTTTAATTTATTCTGATCCGCATAAATGATGAGATATATTTGGTCGTTTATGGTAGAATTAGTAGGAGCAATAATTTGTATAATATCGCCCAAGTTTATAGAAATATCGGAAGGAGATAAATCAGATGCGGATGCTGCATCGGATGATAGTGATGGAGGTGGCGGCGGCATATCAGAAGGAGAGTCATCCGAGGATGAAGAAGAAAATTGCGGAGGAGGAGGAGGAGGAGGTAAATCGTCTTCAGGTGGCGGAGATGGTGGTTGTAGGTTTTCAGATTCTTCTAATTGTGATGATGGTGATAATGCTGGTTCCTGAGTTGACATTGCTTTATATATTATAATAGAATTTTTTATAAATAGTTAAATATGAATATAATGTTTAATATAATGTTTAATAAAATGATTAACAAAATAGTCAACAAAATAGTCAACAAAATAGTTAACAAAATATATATAAAGAGAAAACTACATAGTAATATACATACACAAGTTGCGATAACCGCTGTACTCCAATGTTTATTCTAAAAAAGAACGAGGATTTCGATAGATTGTTGCATATGATTGGTGAACAAAATGAGAAAAATGTCGACCATTCAGATGAAATTGAAAAAATCCTTAATAGTCTTAAGTTAACAATGAAACCTTGGAAGACAGATACGGGAATGTATTATATTATTAAATATGATAAGACGATGTTAGGACTCACTCAGGACGATTTTGTATCTATTGGACTTTTGAGATCGGTCGTTGTAGATGAAAGTGGCAAGATTGTTTCATATTCTCCGCCTAAATCACTTAATATCACTGCTGAAAGAGAAACACAATTCAATTTAAATAATATAATGAGTCCTATTTGCGACGATAATACAAATGAATGGGATGCTGAGGAGTTTGTAGAGGGTACAATGATTAATCTTTTTTATTCGAAAAAAGGGAATGGTTGGGAGTTAGCTACAAAGAGCACAGTGGGTGGCAATGTAACTTTTTTCTCACCTAAGAATCCTAAAGATACGGTCGAGATTCGTGAAAAGGACACGTTTCGGAATATGTTTTTTGAGACGTGTAAAAAGGTGGGATTAAATTATGAGGAATTTCCGAAAGAGTTTATGTATAGTTTTGTATTACAGCATCCGAAGAATCGTATTGTATTGCCGATTACAGAAGAGAAGATTTATATTACCGGTCTATATACAGTTAATCAAGATACACTTGAAGTGAATCATCTGAATAGGGCTGGATTTGTTAAGACGTATTGTGCGAACTCTGTACTGACACCTAAATCATTATTTTCTATGGATTATACTGTCGCTGGATTTAAGAAAGAGTTTGCTTCGATGAATTCGCCGTATAATTTGATGGGTGTCGTGTTTAACAATATGGTAACAGGAGAGCGTATGAAAGTGCGTAATCCGAATTATGAGTTGGTGAAGAATGCAAAGGGTGTTGAAAACAAACTTATGCTGCAATATTTGTCACTTCGTCACGGCGGACGTGTTGCCGAATATTTGAAATCGTTTCCTGAATATAAGAGCAATTTTTCGGTATATAGGAATAGTGTACACGCATTTACCAAGAATTTACATCAGAATTACTTGGATTGTTTTGTATTCAAGAAGAAACCGTTTGGTGAATTACCGCAACAATATAAGAAATATATTATTCAATTGAACAAAAAGTATATTGACGAATTGCGTGAAAATCGGAATTGTGTTACATTTAATTATGTGATGGAGTTTGTGAATAAGATTGAACCAGGAGCATTGTTGTTCTCATTGAATTATGTAGTTAGAGAGCATAAGAAAGTGATTCAAAGACTGGAAGACCCAATTGAAAAGGTGGTAGATACAGCTATGGATACGGTCGAGGTAGAGACAGCAACTATAGAGAAAGTTAAACAAGAATAATATAGAGATTATAAATGTATTTTAACATTAACATTATGATTATGGTAATATAATTATAATGTTAAAAAATTGATTTCATTAATAAATGATAAGTATAAAGCAGCAACATAGCAACACATCGCAGCAAACTCAATACAAACATACAAACAAACAAAATGGTTAAGACAAGACAACAACAAGCAAAACAACAAGAAACCCACACGGGTGTAGGAGTTCAAACGAGATCAGGGGCAAGTAAATCCGAGAAATCCGAGAAACCTAAGAAACTCGAGAGAGTTGAATTACCGAGGATTGTTCTATCGAAAGAAATGAACAAACGTTTTCAAATCAAGAAAGCAATCGCGAAGAATTCAAGGGAGACAGTAATGGAACGAAAACTAAAAAAACTATTCAAATATCAAAGACAATACAAAGAACACCGAAAACAGAACAATGATGAAATGCTTGCACTATGGAAGAATTTCAACTCAGCGTTTACCCTGATTGAAGGACTCTATAAGTTCAAAGACCGTGTGGAAGATAGGTAGGTTTGTATACGATAGATAAGTAAGATTATGATAAAGGTAACATCGGGCAACACCTGGTAGATATTATACATTTTTTTACGCATCGTTTGATACAAACCAATAACTTGTACCACCAATAGTAGCTACTTTAAATTTACGTGTTAATTGTGTTTGTACAGGACCCCAATTATAACTTCCTGTACTTCCTGTAGGTGTATTATCAATACCTATAATATTAGATGTACTAGATGCAAATGTAATTGCCTGGGCAGTCGCTTGTGTTTGGGTTCCTGCCGTTTTTCTAAATTGAACATGCCTTCCGTCATCAGTGCTTGTTATAGTGGGTAGCGTAATAGTGAATGAGCCTGTAACGCCTGTTAAATATACACAATTATAATAATAATCAGACCATAGCGTATAATTTCCTGATATATATCCAACTGCTTCTTGAAGCTGTTGCATCCCTGTCGGTCCTGTAACACCTTGAATACCTTGTGCTCCAGTAGGTCCTGTTGGGCCTGTAACACCTGTCGCACCAGTCGGTCCTGTAACACCTGTCGCACCAGTCGGTCCTGTAACACCTGTCGCACCAGTCGGTCCTGTAACACCTGTCGCACCAGTCGGTCCTGTAACACCTGT